GAGTTACTCCAACCCCCTCTAAAACCTCTCATTTTGGGCTTTGCGAGATGTTTTGTTTTAGTCCTGTTAAAACTATTTCTGACGGTTCAGAAATGTCGTCGTCTTGATCGCTTTTAAATATCTGGCCTCTAGAAGAAATAGTTAATACCCTGGCGTCATCCCCAGGATCTCCCTTCTCCCCTTGTTTACTCTTACTGTAACTCAGGGTTTTGTTAAAAGTTGTACTAGTACCATTATAATAAGCTGTGATAGTAACAGTAACAGATGCTGTGTCTCCACTCATTGCAGTGAATGTATCAAGCTCTCCGGTACTATGATTTATGTTGCAGCTTATCCCTGTTTGTGTTTTATTTGTTATGCGGTAAGTACCATCTGTGCCGCTTCCAGCAGAGTCATAAGTAAATTGTTGAGTACCTCTATAAAGTAAGAACCCTGTATTAGCTCCCGAGTAATCTCCAGACTGTATAGTCCCTGATGAGTTTGCTGGAAAGGTGTGATTTTCGTTCTCAACCAATAAGGTCCAAGCATTCGTACCTTCTTTAACTCTTGCAATAGTCACTTCATCAAAAAGCTCTCCAGACTCATAATCAGAAGACGTGTCTGCATCTATATAACCACGAATTCTAACAAGAGTGTTAGTATCCATATCAGATGCTGTAAGCTTAATTACATCTATTTCTGTAGAGTTTTGGGTTATGGGGGTATTGGAAATGTCTCTAAGAGTTACTCCAACCCCCTCTAAAACCTCTCATTTTGGGCTTTGCGAGATGTTTTGTTTTAGTCCTGTTAAAACTATTTCTGACGGTTCAGAAATGTCGTCGTCTTGATCGCTTTTAAATATCTGGCCGATAGAAGAAATAGTTAATACCCTGGCGTCTACGCCTGAAGGTGCTTTATAAACAGTCTCGCCAACACCTACATTATAGGTAGTTCCGTCTTCAACGTAAGTAGCGTCTCATTGGGCTGTATAGAGATCAGAGGAGTTAAAGTATGAAGAGCTTGTAATAGTTACTACTCCCGTAGAAGCGTTTACTGATACGCCCGATGGAGCTGCAGGCGAGGAGGTAAAAGTAAAATCCGTGTCGTTTTCTACATCTATAATGTTCCCGGCGATGGCGAAGTTTGGAGTAAGTGTGATACTGGACGGGTTATACTCGTCTAGTTCTTCATTATAGGTAACAACAAAAGAAGAGGCGTTTACCCAAGCCGTAAATCCAAATCCGTCTGTAATATCGGCGATTGTTATATGGTCATACTCGTTTTGACCATCGTAAGCAAAAATAGTTATAGTAGAGGTAAAGAAGTCAGAGTCAATAGTCAGGTTATACCCGTCTGTCGAAACTACCCCGGTGTCAGTGTCCTCTATTAAATTGTAAACCCCGCCAGAGGATTTTGTATAAAATTTAATATCTCCAGTAGAGAGTATCTCCTGTATACCATTTTCTGCCAGACCTACAATTTCAAAAGAAAGCTCCCCTATGCTATTTCTTATGACTGTTCCGTCTATAGGTCGTATATAATATTGTTCCAGAACTTTATTGGCGGCAACTATTATGTCTTGCCAATCTTCTTCGGTATAGTTCCCCCCAAAAAAACGGAGTTGGTAATTCCCCGAGTTTAGATTCTCAAAATAAAATTCTCCAGACTCATCAGTTACATCTACATCTACCCGGATATTGCTATTGTTGTAAACAACAACTTCTATACCTTGATAGGGTCGATCTTTAGGGAGTCTTCCTCTATAAGATGGCATTTATTAACTTAACTTTATGATAGATTATTTACAACTTTAGGACGCCCAGTAACGATGATTTCTCCCTTTATACTACAATCATTATTAGGGTCTGAGGAATCCGGATCTCATGCATCAATGACAAGTTTTCTAGTTCCGTCCGAAAGTATACTTATTGGCAAGTCTGTAGCCTGTATAATTGTTTCTTCTTGGAAAGAGGGAACTTCTAACATAACTGCACTACTCTCTACTCCTTTTTGGTATACCCTAATTATACCCGGGTCTACTTGTGTGGCCCCCGTTACTGCATGGGGTATAAACTCAAGCTTTGTCACAATATAGTCTGCATCTATAGCAGACTCAAATATTTTCCTATCTTGTTTAGATACCCCTGTTCTTAAGATCGTGGTAGTCGTTAGGCCAGTTGTATCATCAATAGTAACTTTATGTGTCCCTGTATTAGTATAATCTCATGCCCTTGATATATGATAATCAGAGCCTACAACTGGGTCTCCGCCTCCGTCTAGAGCCGTTACTGTTCTTCCTCTAAGGAAATCTTGTCCAACATACATCTGAGTACCTGTCTGATCTTTATAAATAATATCTGCGTTGGTTCCAGTTATAGTAGAGATTTCAATGTCTATTACTTCAATATCTACTTCGGTATTCGCCAAAACGTTATCTGTGGGATAAATTCCTCCTCCCCCAGAAGTGACTTCCTTTATAATAGGATCGCTAACCGGGTAACCGTTCTGTAAAGCTCTTACCGCTACGGAAAATTTAGTAGGTTTACCAGAAGAGATATGAAGTGTCCTAGTTTGAATGACTTGTCTCTCTATTTGATCTGTATCTAAATTATCGAAGCTAGTAGAATTCAAATCTACTTGTGATGAATAAAGTATTTCGAAAGAGTGGGCTGAGTTAGGGAGATCTCCCGCATCTCTCCACCCTGATATTTGTACACTAAACCCCTGTGCGTCTGCCGATGCTGTAAAAGCTCCAAGGGTGGAAATAGGTGGTAAAGCATTTTCAAATAAGGAGTCGTAGTTAACGACAGCTTGCCCACCAGATGAGTGATCAGGATCATAAGATCCAGCCTGCATCGTTTTAATAGCACTAAGGCTTCCTAAATTAAGGGCTTGTATAGAAACGGTATAACTCTCATCTAGAGTTAATTTCATTGTAAAGCTCGGATTTAACCTAAAAGCTTTATTTAATCTTTGTACAAAGCTATAGCCCTCATTAGAGTCTACTTGTAATAAATACTCATTTACGTTGTCATCTATTATCCTGGCAGATGTTGATGGTGTAGTATCATCCTCTGATGAAGGATCTCCCTCTACTGTAAGTTCTACTTTATCTGCTGTACTCCCTGTCCCTACCGCTGTGATTTTATAGGAATTTGTAGTCTCGGTAAAATATAAATTTTTGCCAACTACATCACCAGAATTAAAAGTAAAGGTTTCATTATCATAACTTAGCTCTGAAACTTCAACGGTTGTAGAGGTTATAGTGTCTACAGCTAGCGCGTCATAATTTCATTTAAATGACACTAAACTATTCTTTTCCTCATGATTTGGACTAGGGGTAATATCATATATTCTTAAATTTGATGGTGTTGTTAAAGACCCATCTCCCGTAACCGCCGGCTTTCCATCTATGTAAAAAACAGATGCTGTAGTACCTTGTAAATTAGTACTCTGCTCATTCCCAGATGTAAATGTTAAGGTATCTAAATTTAGTGTGGCTGTCGTAATCTCTGAATCAGAAACTCCGCTAACCGGTAATAAGGTTCTAAAACCTACACCACCATTAAAATCTACTTTCCCTGAAACCCCGTTATTTCCTGAGTTATCTCTGTCTTTAAAGAAAAATGCACCTTCATCAAATATACTGGTCGACAATAATAACCTGGTATCCTTTCTCAAGTCAGCTACCCGATAATCCCCTGACGTAGTAGTGTCATAAGATGATAGTCCCGCTGCAGAGGCATCAAAAGTTCCGGTAGAGTCCCATACAGCAGCCACTATAATTTGATCTGTAGATAGCGAACTCTTAACTGCTGCTAGATCTGTTGTAATCTCTTGTAAACTTACTGATACAGAGTCTGAGAAAACGGTCTTTCTGTTCAGGGACTCCGACCCGAGCTTGTCAAATACAAAAGCATTTACAGCTTTAACTGGGTCACTCCCTGCCTCTGCATAAGTAAGCTTGACGGCGTACCCTTTATTTGCATTAGAGGTTACTAGGTTGTCTGTGGTCAAAGAACTTGTAATGTTTATATAGTTGCCTGCCGTTGTTAAGGCCTTACCCGAAGCTACACTTACTGTAGCATTTGAAGATATGAGCGTAGTTTCAAACTCTGGACCCACTAGACCATTTGATATAGCAACATTTAGCCCCATAGATCCAAAGATCTCAGAAACTCTCTTCTTTAGGTTTGAAAAAGCTTTTGTTTGTACGCTATCTACTAAGTTCTCGAAATTTATTTGTGACCCATTGGGTGCTTTTATTCTATCCATAATGCTTAAATATACTTATTTGGTTTACAGAAATCCAATTTAGTTTGTTGTTTCTTTTAAAAGAATTCCTGCAGGGATTGCTATTTTTTTGAATGTTTCAATTATCTCTGTGTCGGGGGAAAAGTTTACTGCGTTATTTAGATTAACAGTTAATCTAGGTTCTTCTTCACTAGTTACTAATCCATTTATCTTAGTTGAGTCGGTATAATAGTCATCTACCGTAATACCCTCACACAACAGATCAAATCTTTTTACTGAATTACCGTTAGAAAACACGTGTGTATTGCCTGAGCCTATGTCATACTCATAAACACTCTCCCCACTTACTGTTAGAAATTCATTAGTAACGTCAGTTACAGTACCATCTTCATAAGCGAACGGGTAGTCCTGTGCAAATCCGTACAGTTTTTTGATATTGGACAATGTGGGAGCCTTTCTTAAGTGGTAAGAATATCCTCATGTTCAAAATCTTAAATGTTCAGCATACTTTATTCTTTTATCTTTATAGCTTAGCCCCGAAAATCCTTTAAGGTGTGGCTGATATTTTAAGTTTTCTAATAAGGTTATGGGGTTACTCTTTCCAAATATTTTAAAATAAAACTGATTTAAAATAGGGGACAGGGTTATGATTGTTTTTGCAGAGTAATCATTGTACTTAATATTTCTACCTAAATCAGTTTTTAGAGTAACTTGTGAGGCATCTAACTTTAAGTAGGAAAGATCTTGGACACTGTACTCAGTTCCCTCAGTTAGAGTAGTTTCTGAAGACTCTTCTACAAGTTCCGGTACCGACATATGGATATAATCTCCCGGAAGCTTATACAAGTAGTAAGTCTCTGCGGTAGGAGCTGACTTTGGGCCTTCACTGCCATTGCTAAAGGATAAAGAATCGTCACTAAAACTTGTTGAGGCAGTGTTACCTAGTAACTTATGATTTTTTATAGACCTTCCGTACACATTGTAAGAGTCTGCACCTGTTACAGCGTCTCAGCTCACAGATATTGCAGAAGTATCCGGGGACTCGGCCTCAGTCACATAAACCTCTTCAGAAGCTATACTCTCCCCCTTAGAATTCAATGCACTGATTCTATAAGAATATACACCGGTACCTACGTCTCCTTTCGTAACCGATACATTTTCAGGGCTCTCTAAGAATACCTTAGTTACATTAGTGAGGTCCCGCCCATCTGTATTTAAGTCGTGAGTAATTATCTTAAATTTCTGGTACAGTAGTTCATGTGCCCCCTTCATGAACTTAAAATACTGGATAAGATCACTCTGATAAAGAGAATAATAGGCGCCCTCAGTAGTTTTACTTTGAGCTTCCCAATAATTCTCAAACTTTCTTTTAGCTAACTCAGGTAGCGATTCAAAAAAAGTCCCTAAGAGTTTTCAAACTATATCGGGGTTTGTATCCGTATTAGATAGATTAAACACGTGTTACTCCTATTAATGTTTCTGTATCTGCATAGAACCTGGAAACATCACCAGTGGGCAATGTGTAGGTGTCAGAGTCTAGCGTGTAAGTTGTGTTAGACCCGTCTGACTTATATTGTTTTACTTTTATTGCGATGTTCGTAGATACATTAGTTGCTCCTGCTGTATACAGGGTATTAATTAAGTCACTTTTTTGCAGCTCTCCATCCTCAATAGAGTTGATGTAATTCACTAATCTCCGCTTAGCGATGGCTAGGTCTAAACTCCCTGAATACTCTAAAGAAGTTATACTAACTACAGCTGGTGGCATTGCCTTCTCTTTTATAGATACTGCAGGATATCTATTTTCTGGGGAGTTTAAGTATGTGTTAATACCCGGCCCTGAATCTCATGCTCTATAAATGACTGTTATAGATGTACCATCTGCTTCATCTGAAAAAGCTACTTTATACTCGTTGTCAGGACCAAAGGTTTCTCCCGGTTTATTATTAAAGATACTATACTCCGCGGTTGGATAAGCTATTTGGGAATTAGTTTCCCTAACTTCTAATATATCCTGTATATAGCCATCAGTCACTAAAATCTCTCCATTACTTATAGTATAAGTTGCGGATTTTTCCAGCATGTCTGTCGGTGCATGGCAATAAACATCTATTGAATTCCCTAAATGATACTTACCTGCATTCGGATTAGATAGTTGTATGTAATAACTTTGTAGAGTATGATCTGTGTTATCTGAAAAAGTTGTTCCAAAATTGGCTGCAGAGGCTGCAACATAGATATAGTTACTGGCATCCATATAAGTATTTAGGGCACTAAGGGTGTCACTTATCTTTAAATTTTCAGGCGACTCTGCTATTGTTTTAGTGTGTGTCCCTAATAGTTCCCATTGAGATGCGGTGTCATTTCAAATAACTGCCTGTGTCCTACTGTTACCTGTATCATTGTCTGACGCGTACTGTTCTGGATCATATCCTACACCGTAATAATCTACACCAAAAGATGCACTCGCACTACTTCATTTAGAAGTGTCTATCTTAAACTTGAACATGTGCATAGGAAATATCTCTGCAATAGTTTTTACGTAAGTTCTTTTTACAGTTCACTCATAACCTTTTGTTTGTCCTACGGCTATCCCAAAGTTACCCCGGGTTGAATCTAAACTATCTACATTTGAATTACCTGTATTTAAAGTCTCTCCCGCAGCCGGTACATAGTTTGGGAACGTGGCACCTTTGTTTAATATAAGATCATAAGTTTCTTGGGTACCTGGTCGCATTCAGACCTTTGTACCTAAATTTTCTTTTATTTCGATCTTGAAATCATAATCTGTGTCCTTCTCTATCCAATATTTGGCTCTTTGTAAGTATTGGTTTATACCATTAGTAGCGTCAAAAATATTATTTACGCCAATTATTACTTCCTCATCCAGCGCATTGTTATCCACTAAGTATGTGTTATATAACCAATAAGCTTTGTTTGCCTCATCAGATATATTCCCAACTAGATTTTCTTCTACTGGATCGGTTCCATTAAAAAAGCTTTTAAATTTTTCAATGTCCGCTTCTTTTTGGGCCGTATCAGAGCCGTAATCATCGGCATCTAAACGTAGTAAAAATGAGGGCTGTTTTCTTCAAGCGAGCCCGTATCCATCATGAGCCATAAATATAGTGTTATTTCTTAACACTGTGATGTAGCACATTTCACCCATCTCAGAAGAATCCGTTGTTTGTATAGTCGTTTCAACGGAAACGCCGGTATGTTTATTTATAGGTTTGTGTAGTATTGGAGCTAGATTAGCTATTTGCTCCTCGCCTAATATACTTCTGAGAGTAATTACTGCACCGTCTAAAGAAAACTCCTGGTCAACTATTTCTCTTGAGTTTGCATCCTCTAACGTTTTTAACACACTGCTTAACTCATCGAAGGTAACATTGATTTGTTGTTCAGAGTCCTGCCCTGTGGGAGTTCTCCCCAAAACAACCGAACTTCCAGATAATCTTATCTCGTCTGGCCAGATCAAGAGGTTATCAGTCCTGGATCCATCATTTTTTAAAAACCCATTAAATCTTTCTTGGTTCCAGTTCTCTATGGTAATAAGTTGATACTGATCTTTCTCAGCTTTTAAGGCATCATTAAGCTTTCTAAGGCCTTTATATTGCTCATTGTTAAATTCCGTTTCTCATGCATTTATAGATGGAAAAACAATGTTAGGGTTTTCACCACTAACAACGCTTTGAGAGAAATTGTCTACAAAGGCCTGATGCCCCTTTGAATATACTTCTGTAGCTTGTCCGCTGACTACATATTCAAAGTTCTCTACGGTATTAGGAGTTAAAGAGTTATAAGAAAGAAGATCTCTGACCATCAAGGCATCTCCTGACCCAATTACTTTTACAGTCTCTATCGCTGAATCTTGGGCTTTTACGTTGGATTCAATGACTGACTCGCTAGCTAAAGTAGAGGTTTTTACTGAATTTAAAATTCTAGTATAATATTGAGAATTTGTCTCTCGAGCTGTTCCCCCACTAATGCTTGAAGATACCTCTATTCGTTGAGGGCTTGGAGATACCCCGTTTTTAGATTTTAAAATTGTTTTAGAGCTTAAAGCACCATCGGCGGTTTTACGAACACTTCTTATACTTATCTCAGCAGTTGAGTAGTAACCGTCCACATCATAAGTTTGGCTCATCGCAAATTTAGTCCCGGTATACTTATTTATAGTCTCATATTCGTACCCGGTATCCTCGAAATAAAAAGTAGTATTAACAGGAAGATTTAAAGACACTGGTTCACTAAAATACAATTTTATTTTACCCGTATGGTAGTCACCCTCAGTTCTAGTCACCAGAAAGTTAGCACCTATTGCATCCAATTCCTCTTCTGTAAGCTTTGTGGGATCTTTTATAGTTAAATTATTAACAATCCGATTATGTTCAGATTGGTAATTTGAAAAAAGAGTTGAAACCGGACTTATAAAAAGATCTCTAAAATTAGAACCTTCTCCAAGGTCTATTTCTGGATCCAGCTCTGCTATTTGTTTAATTAATAAGTTTGTTAAGTCTACCATTTTATGTTACCGAAAATTTGTTTGTTACACCGTCTTCTGTTATGACCTCTATCTGAACTATTCAAGCCCCGTAAGCTACGTCCAAGTCTACTTCAATTAAGTTTAGGGCCCTTAGTCTTTCTTGTTTCCTCAGAGATCTATCTAGAATTTGTTTTTGTTTTATCTTTTCTTCTATGTTTTTTAGCAGTACAGGAAAAGCTTCTTTAACTTGTTGTTCTTGGCTAAAATCTATAGCTCTAAACAAGTTATAAAAATTTTCTCCGAATTCAGGGCTAAACTGGTTGCTGCCCTTTGCAGTTAAAATTCTTTTGACTATATCTTGTACTAATTTGTCCCTCCCAGAAAGCGTACCATTTTTTGGGCTTCAATTAAATGTAAACTCTTTTGTTGAAGAATCAAAGTCTATTAGTCTAACATCTTTTTTCATTAACTAGGTCCTAAGTTTAGCATGGCTCCAATTATCTCTTTTTTGTTTTTAAGTCTGTTTATTGACTGCTCGCTTTTTCTTGTAAATTTCTTAGCCTTTTCAGGATCTAAACCTATTACTTCGGCAAGCCTTACAGAGTCCTCAGAAACCTCCTGAGACTCTTTTGATTTACAAGCTAAAAATTCTGTAATATCATCAGAAAGAGCTAATCCGGCTTGTATCCCATTTAACAGTTTGCTGAGATCTCCTCTTAAAAGCTGATCCGCTAAATCACCTGAAAGTGGAGAGAATCCTAAAGAGTTTATAAATGCTTCCCAAGCAGGTTTTATAACTGAATTAAAAAGAGGGTTGGTATCAACGCTTCTTATAAAAGCTTCACACTTTAATCTCTCTTGCTCGTCTCGATCTCTCTGCGTCTTTAATAAAAGTCTTATACTTTGTAAAGCTGCGATGGTTCTTCTTCTTACGTCAGGACTAACAACTAAAAATGGGGTTGCTCCTAAAACTTGTAATTTACTTTCTGAAATTTCTGCGATCAAATCACTTTCACGGGGAACCTCTTCAAATTCTCCTGGGCTAGTTTCTTTAACCGTTCTATTTAATATATAAGTTCTTAGCTCCTCATACAAGTCTAAAGACCTGTCAAATTTATTTCCTATCTGCTCTGCTGTGGCAGTTGTACCACTACCAAACAGAATTGGACTTTCCCCTGAGGAATTTGCCAAGGTTTTAGCTATATTTAATTTAACTATCCATTCAATTTTACTCTCTCCTAAGTCTGCTTTTCCACTTACTCCAGAAAACTCCCCTCTCCTACTTAATACATCCTCCATACCACTGTCTACGTCTTTTAGTTTAGATACTGCTGGTCCTAAAAATGTCCTTAATATCCCAGTTTCATATCCGACTGTTTCTATCCATTGGTCCATTAGGAGTACGGAAGTTTCTTGTACTTTTACTATCCTACTTTCCGTAGCGTGGTTAATATCTTTTGAAGAGTACTTTGCGACAGTTTGTGCGTCCTCGAGTTCTAGATAATCAAAGACCGAATCTATAGAGCTTTTAATGTTGTCTGTAATACTGGCCATCTTTCCACCCTTTAACCTAGATAAGTTAGATTGTATTACTTTTGAGTCTTTTAAAATAACACTTTGTATAGGAAGGTGCCTACCTATACTATGTATGTATTTTTTAGTAAACCTGGAAGTTGAGTATTTTATAAAAAAGTCATTCACTCCGGGCGTGCCAATAAAGGCTAAAAGATATTCTTTTATTTTTCGCTTCCCTTCATCTGTTACCCCTCCCGTATCATTGATATACTTGTCTTTTAATATACTTACAGAGTTCTTGAAGTATTCTACTATTCCTAATGGGTGCGGGATTTGAGCAGAATCGGTTACCTTGTTTGTTGGTATTAAAGGTAAACCGTATCGTCGATTGAGTCTATTTAGCTCCTTTTGGAAATCAGGACTTAAGAGCTGGTCACCTGCTAATTTTCTAAGCGCCTCATCTATTTCGTAAACGGCGCTGTCTAGGGAGTTTTGGTTTATACTGCCTGATCCTGTTCGGTATCAAGCTGCATTCTCTATTTTTGAATATTCAGCACCTAACAATCTTAATGCTGCTTTAACGTTTTGATGTGCACTTGTTACATCATTTAGAAGAACGTCCTGACTATTTGAATCTACCTCTTGTAGAGACTGCAACATGTCTAAAAGTTCCTCGATGTCAAATAATAGGTTATTTGCTAATTTTTCCCTTCTCTCCAAAACCTCTTTGAGTGCTTTAGCAGCTAAATACTTTAACATAATTTGAAACCCGGCAACCATATTTAAGGCCAAGCCTACGGAAGCAAGCAAACCACCTACAATATTACCTACAACAGCGGATAGCAAAAAGGAGGATAAGTTAGTTGCTAGGGCAGCAGTAAGCTGTCCCATTAAAGCAAATAGAGTAACTATAAAAGGCCCAAAGCTTTGATTAGCTAGATCTTTTATGGTATCTTCAATCTCTTCTTCAAATTCGTCTAGTATTTTCTTGACCGCTTCCGATAAGCTTTGTGGCTCGCAAGGGTCTGCGTTAAGAAGGTTTAATAAATTAGCCATTTATTATAATAAGTCCTTTATCTCTTTGGATAGAGCTACCTTTCTTTTACGTAGTTCTGTCTCTGTTAGGTTTAACTTTTGTTTGATTTCTTTTGCTGTTATTTTGGGCGTTCCCCCCATTCCAAAGGTATATTCTAATATCTTTTTATCTACGGGACTTGCATCAAAGTATGCAAACTGCAGAGCTTCTTTTAGCTTCGGGTCTGTTGTGTCAGGCTGTATATAAAAAGAAAAGCCACCTTCATCAGGGTCAGTAGACGGTATTTCCATGTGAAGATCTTTTCTCTGTTCACTTTGTATCCTCTCTACTTCTGCCTGGGAGATATGCATGGCGTCAGCCAATTCTTCTACAGTGGGTTCTCGACCTTTCTCTGTCTCTAAGTTAGCAAAAATTGTTTTATACTTTCCTAACATAATTACTCGAGGTTCGGGAATATACCCTACGTTTTGATTCTCAGCAGTGAAACGATACAGCTTTTGTAAGTAATTTGTAACGTGCGTATTTATCTGTGTACCTTTGTTAGGATCATAAGTGTCTAAGGCTTTAGACGCTAACCGCTTACCCTCTAACTCTAGAGCTTCGTAAGGGAGACCGCTAGCCTTGTACTTACCTACTTGTCCCCGTATAAGGGGTGTGAGAGATTTAATTAATTTTTTCTTAGCCCCTTTGTCCCCTTCTTGTAATTCTTTATATAGTTCAAACTCGTCTTCTTTTCTTCCCATCTTAAATAGTTATTTGTTGTTTAATGTTTTGCAGAGTATTCCTAATCTTTATGGCTAAAGATAGGAAATTTGCTACGGTATTAAAAGACTCATTTGTCTTAAACATGTTGTCAGCCGCCCCATTAGTCACCTCTTTAAGGGTAGACTCTGAAAACTTACTTAGGATAAAAGTAGTCTCCGTACTTTGGTTTTTCTCTCCAGATATAAAGTCAGCAAAATTATTTATTCTTTCACTCACATCTTGCTTAAACTCGTTTAGAGAAGATTCGTCGTCCCCATAAAAATTTCTAATCAATGTGTTAAAATCTGTTATTCCAATACCACTGTAGTTGACTACCCTCTCAGCTATGTTGAATTTTAAAGTCGAGCCAGTGGTTATGAAGGATGTAAAAATATCCAGATCCGTTATTAAATTCTCTTCAAAAGCATTTAAATAGGATTGTATATTTGACAGCCTTTCAGCATCTTCTTCTGAAAGTGTTATATTCTCTACACTGTAATTTTTTTCTAAATCATCAGAATCAAATAGGCCTGGTAAATTTTGTGTATGTCTAGCGATGACCCAAGACATTTCAAAAAACCCTAACTTATCATTGTTTGCGTTGTAGTTAACATTGAAGTTAAGGGGATACCCGTATACTAAATGATTGGCTATTTTCATTACCGCGATATTACCGGCCTTAACAAGCTCTGTGGCTCTCATATGTCTGTTATATAGCTGGGTTATAGAGCTTTGCTGCATACCTCGTGAAGGGTTTTTAGACTTTGGCCAGTCTACTGCTTTCCCTGCGAATCTATATACTCGGGCTGTTTGTCCAAAAAACGATACATTAGTACTTCCCAGTGTTTCTTGTATCTGTGCTTTCTCTTGGAAAGACATGTTAAAGTTAGACAAGAAGAAAAAGTTTGTAATGTATTTTATTTCACTACTATCTCCTGCGTCTAATATCATTAGTGTTGCACCAGCAGGTATAGATGAGTGGTTAATATACTCCTCTAAATCTTCGGGTGCTGATTTTGACGAAGATATAGGAAATAATTCTGACCCAAATCCAGAAAACCCAGCGGCTGCGCTTAGGGGATCATTTCAGTTAAATGCTGGTGAGGAGTCTTCAAATTGTGACATTAGTTTAATAGGGTTAGATTATCGTTTCCTAGAGCATCATTTGTTCTTAACTCTTTTAATAAGGCATCTCTTACTTGTTTTCTGAACGCTAAGTTGACGTGAGCTCTTCTCGTTAAATTATAAGGTTTGAAAGCTTCTTTATCAAATTGAATGACAAAGTCAACAGTGCCAGAATCCTGGGTAGCGGATCCTAATTCTTTCCTGAGATCTTCTAATTCTTTAGAAAGCTCCTCAAACTTTTCCTGCGCCTCGATGAGCGCATTATAGGCATTTTCTCTTAAAGCTAGCTCATTTGGTTTCCCTAATGATAGTAATGTGTTAGTATATTTTCTATCATCAAAAAGGGCCTCAGCTTCAAGTATAGACTGTTTATAAGAATTTACTTCTTGTTGAAGCTTTACCTCCCGCCGTCTCATCTCTTCTTGGTCTCCGTTATCAATTATTTTCTGCGTAGTTCTGCCTTGCGCCTCCAATATTGAATCTCTTATTTTAAGACCCGCCTCAGTCCCTCTAAAAATAGAAATAGCATCTTTATAGTTTGATTTATTATCTATGTCGGATGCAGTGTCTATACCAATTGATGCAAAATAGTCTGCCTTACTTATTATAGATCTTGAAGTCTGGGAATTTATAAAGTCTTTTAGTGCGCTGCCTTCTTTAGGTATTTCATTATAAATACCTATGTACTTATAAATTGCCTCGTAAATATCCCGAGTATAGGCTCCACTATTTCTTAAATTGTTACCGGTTTCAGGAGATAAGTCTGTGGCTATCCTGTTTTGTATATCACCACTGTCGTCACGTAAAATGTCTAAAATACTGTCATATGTGTCTACAAATTGTTCCTGCTTCTCCATCTTTTCCAGAGCATCAACGCCCTTAGAGAAAGCTTGCTCGTCTTCTGCGTATTGTTTAAAAATACTACCCTTCGAAGATAGCGTCCCTCTGCGTAAATATGGGTACAAGGTCTTGCCAATCTCTCTAAAGTCATATACGCTTTGGTCAAAAAGATATGAGTTTATGTCAGTATAAGGATCCAAAGTGAAGTCGTTGATAGCGTCTTCAAAATCTTCTTCTGTAATATCTTTTAGATCGTGCACTGTTCTTACTGCCCTCATTGTTATGGATGTCGAGGCGTAGCCTTGTGAAGAGACTGAGAGCGTTTTTGCTGCTATAACCCCTGTAAAGGATGGGCCCTTGTCCGGTTCAATGTAAGCTCCGGGTAACCCTACCATTGAGTAAGGAGTATATACTGCGCTTATAGACATATTTCTGGTGGCCATTCTAGCCTGTTGGTGAGCATTTAAAGTAAGTTCATTTAAAGGTTTTTTTATCTTGGATTGGTATTCCTCTTTTTGTGCCTCCTCTAAAGATTTAGTCTCTCCTATAATATCTTGTTTTTCCGTTTCTACAAAAAAGGAAGTTTGATTAACTACATTAGGTGTTATTCCACGGTATGTTTCCTCTGAAGTTAATCCAATAGTGTTTTGGTCTATACCGTCCTGTGTAATATTTAGTTTAGGCTGTACAGCAAACGGTTTAAACCCTTTTGTAGAGCCAATGATACCACTTTGCATAACGCTGTGTACCTCACTGATGGTTCTTGTAGGCTCCGATAAAAAATTTCTTGAAAAGTTTATTTTACTAACTTGTTGTGGAAAAAGTAAATTACATTTTATAGGAGGAGAGTTTTCCATGTTAGGTAAAAAATATCCTCTTATGGGCGCTGATCTTTCTACATTCCCAGATTGAAATTGAAGAGATCCTGTATAAGTAGAAGGAGCTACTAAAGTATAGTGAAACACATTTAAGAACTCTACCACGGCCTCCATGAGTTTAATTGTCCCACCGTTTTTAAGAGAGAACTTAGATTCGGAAAGAGTGAAAAAATTCTCTATCAAAGCTTTTCTTTTAAAGGCTTCAATTTTTCCTATGTTGGGGGATGTAAAAATAGATTCTCTTATATTGAAGGAGTTCGAAACAAGTCCATAAAACATATCATACTCTTCAAACTTTTTAAGGAAGAAATCTATAAAAAGTTCTAGATCTCCTCCGCTTATTTTATCATCACCTATTAATTTACTAATTTCATCTACTAACCCACTAAAAACTGTAAGCTTTGGCTCTCCCAGAGAATCATACTTCTCAATAGGATCTTCCTCTTCTCCTGCTTTTGTCTTATCTTGAAAATTAGAGTTGGTTTCCGGGGTGTCATTTTCTAGCTCCTTTTCTGTACTATTATAGTACTCGTATAAATAGTCACCCAGAGCATCTCCCCACTCCGCTGTCACCATAGAATCTTTTGGTCGCGCAGTCACTGATTGCCACTGAGATAATAAGGACGTAGCTTCAAATGATACCGCCCTCGAGGATCCTGTCTTACTATAGTTTATTTGTCTTATTTCTCCCTCGAATAATAAAATTTTATTAGCTGTGTTCTCTGGCTCGGGCCCAAATATCTGAACTATGGTACCACCTAATACTCTTAAGCTACCGCTGTTGGCGGGGAATTGTACAGTCGCAGAGGGGAAGTCTCCCTCAATCTCCCTAATATTAAATGAGGAAAAGGGAACTTGTATTCCCTCTAAGTAAACTTCAAATCCTGTATATTCTTGAAACGTTGTTTGTGTGTCTGACATTTATTTTATTATCTTGCTGGGTTTTTTTCTGCATCTACTACTCTGATTGCATTTCCGCCATTTATTGTTGCGAAGGCGCTATCTAACCTATCCATTACACTTTCTACGCCCCTTTGTTGCATACTAAAAAATTTCTGAAGATGTTCTGAGGCACCCTCCCATTTCAGGTTTGACATAATATGAGATCCTTGAACCTTACCAACACTTTCGCTTACAGCTTCCATTAATTCTCCGATTTCCATAGATCCTTTAATTCTGCCCTCTAACTTGTTTCTGTCTAAACCGGCGGCCTCTAATTGATTTAGGACGTCGGACGGATTACCTAAGACTCCCTCTATAGTTAAATCTTCACCTGAACCTATTTTTGCTAGCTGTGATAATTTTTTATAAGCAAAGCTTTCTAATCCTACATCGGTGGGGACTGCAAATCCTAACTGGTTGGCAAGTTCTCTTGATTGTTGCGTAATGTTTGCCTCTAATTGGTATGCACCACCTGCTCCATATAACGCTGCTGCGGACGCAACGCGGTCTCCGTGATGTCTGGATATAAACCTGGCGATATCTCTATCTTGTGCGTTACTTAGTTGCGAAACATCTATTGCTCCTGATCTCGTTATTTGCTCGGTTAACACTCTCTGTCCCTGTTCAGTTAGACTACCAATTCTACTTTGGGCAGCCCCTTCAAGCAATAATCCGCTAACGTTTCCTAAAGCAGTTTCCTGTAAATCTGCTCCATGACTAGTCATGCGTTCCGCGGTCATACCTGATTCAGCTAATGACCTCCCCCTAGAGATGACTTCAAGCTCCCTTTGGTCCATCCCCATTACACCATCTTTAGCCATCTGGTTGAGTACAGCACTTTGTATGCTAGAATCTACGTTCTCAAAAGCTCCTCCAACCATTTGGCTTACTTCCGTATCTATTAGAGTTTCAATTTGATCTCTAGGGACTCCTTTAGCACTTAACTCTTCCCGTCTTTTTTGATAATGCATAGTTAGTGCAAAATCATCTCTGGTGCTTTGCACTGATCCGCCAGAAAATGTATCTGATCCTAATCTCTCTGCTAGAAGTGCATCTCCTTTTGTGATTGCACTTTTGTCAAAACCTCTAGCGAATTCAAACTTATTTCTGAAGGTATTAAAATCACCCTCCCCATAAGTTCCGCTCTGTCTTAATTGATCAAAAACAGTTTTGGCTTCTATTTTTGCAGAATCTCCAAAATCAAATCCCGTCCCCATAGCTTCGAAACCTTTTGAGCCTCTTATTCTTTCTAGAGCTGCTCTTACTGTTGCTGGTTGTCTATCTATGCCCATTCGTAGGGTGTCGTTTTTTCTATCCATACGTCTTTCAAAATAGTCTGACGTACCATCTATAATATTCTCATATAAGTCTTCTGAAGCATCTACCCTCAGAAAATTAGCGGCACCTGCCCTCATTCTTCCGAACCAGGACACATCCTCGCTAGCCGCCATAGTGTCACTAATTTCTCTTGTGATCATTCCTATTTCTTGGCTCACAGCGTCATTTGCGCTCACGTCTTGTGCCATCGATATAAAACTTTGTGCTTGATTAGCGCTTACTCCATACATATTCATCATTGCGCTTGTTAAAACTTCTCTATTAACTGTCCCGTCTCCGTTAGCTAGGTTTGTTTGTTTTACAAGCTCCATTGCATTCATAAATGGCATCGATTGTTGCATCTGCTCTGGCAATGAAGCCACTAGCTGTGCTTGTTGAGCCGGTAGACTTATCATTCTTCTAGGGTCCCCGGAAAAATAATTTGAAGAAGCTCCTAACATATCTTGCATACTATCTCCTGGAATAGAGCCTCCTAAAAGCCCAGAGGTATATAGCATTCCTTGGCCACTCATCATAATTCTATTTGTGGCTTCCATATTAGAAAGAGCAAAAGACTGTGTTCCTCCCGCCTCGTGTATTAATTGTCTAGTCACGGGGTCAGCCATTTTTAAACGCTCGGCCTGCATTAAACTCTCTCTTGCCATATCAAAGGCGACATTAGACCCTACCCCTGTGCCTCTCATCATCTCTACACCCTGCATACCGAACTTGCTTACACCTACTGCTCCCAAACCTGTAACTTCTCCTTCGTAAGCTAGCTGGGTTCCTACGGTATCCATCTCTCGGGTAGTTGCTACCATTTCCTGCTGTAGTTGGGCCATTATTTGGGCAGCTTCACGTTGAGTAGATCCTATTTTATTTGCAAAATCTCTAGTGTTCTCAATCACTCCCTGCAATACCTGATCCATTTCCTCATAATTAGATACTCCAGAAAATCCACCTGCTTGTGCAAAATCAGCTACGTTAGATTCTAAATACTCCATACTATACCCCTCGGAAAATCCTTCTGCGGAGTATGCTTTATCTTGTAGCCTGCCCGCCATACTTCTGGCGTCGTCTATAGATAACTTCCCAAAACTATCACTAGCTATTCCCTTAAAAGCTCTGGCTAAAGATTCTCGTTCCTTTGCCTGTCTTGCCGTTACTGCAAATCCGAGGTCAGCAAAAGCCCCCACTGTACTACCTATAACAGCTCCCCCGAATCCGCCTACTATTGCTCCGCCTACTGCTCCGGCCGCCATGAATCCGTTACTTGTTATAAAGTCTGAAGTCATATCCGACATATTAAGAGCTGCTTGGTCTCTATAGTCACTCATAAAAGCTCCAGCAGTGTTAGGGTCGTACCCTCTGTAGAAAGGATTATATAGAGCGCTAGCTGATTGGAAAAAACCTTCTGGCCCTGTCGACATTGAGGGAGGCATAGATGATATACTTGGATCAATAGGTTGTGATATCAAACCTATTTTTCGCATATCCTGGTTAAATTTATTATAGCCTAATCTTAGATATTCTGCGCTACTATCTAAGAAAGAGGTGCCCCCAGACATCTGATCAACAGCACTCCCTACGGGTGGTTGAGCAGGCATTTGAACACCTGGCATTCCGTTGAGTGCGGCTAAAGCCTGTCCAGAAATTACATCAGAGGCTTGTGGGATTCCGTCTTGGGAGTAAGCCAGAGATCCCATAGTTAAGTCAATTTGTTGCCTTATACGCTCTAATTGTTGCGAAAGGTCTTCTTCGTTTAGTCTAACGTTGTACTTAACTTCTTGTTCTGCCATTTCTGTATTTTAATAAGTCGTTTTTTAATTTAGGACCGGCTCCTACCTCTGCATCAGAATCACCGGCTTTCATTTTGATCTCTCTAGGTTTACCGTCAGGTCCTCTAAAGAGTTGCGTGTATATTTTCTCCATGTCTGCCTTAGTCTTTGCTTTTTCCTTTTCTCTTCCTGGGTATTCGAGATCCATAAGCTTCTCTACTAAGTTATTATAAGCTTCTACTTTTTCCTGGTTAGTGGTATCTAGGGTAGAAGCTTTTGCTACTATAAACGTTCGGAGCATTTCTTTTTCTTGCTCCTGTTGCATCATCTGTAAAAGTACTCTTTCTCTTACTGAGCCTTTTCTTCCGACGTCGATGCCTTTTGCGAGGGCTCGGGCGCGTCGGCCGGCTCGTCCCCCTTTGAAAAAACATCATCAATATTCTCTACTTCACAGGCTTCTTTAATAGCCTTTTCTAATTTCTGTTGCTCCTTTACTGCCTTGTCTAGCAGTGCAACACTTTTACCTTGTAAAAAGCCTTCCCATTCATCCCAACTATCGAACTTCTTACCATTCCAATTAATAAGAGTTTTACTTAATAGTGAGTAGGCATACCTCTGAACGAATTGCCTATCGGTTGCTTTATTTTCTCTGAGTTTTTTTAAATCCCCTTCTAAGTGATACTGTGATGTGTAATCAAGATTCTTTACTGTTATTTTATATTTACCTAGTTCGAACGTATGTTTGGTTGTATCGCTCTCAAAAAGATCCTCTAAGATTTTTGCTTTATCCATTATTTTTAGTTAAGTTGTTTGTTTAAAATTACCCTTTAAGGTAACTCAAAATGCTTTCATAATCAAGAGCAGACCAGTATTTTAATTGGTATAAGAACAATGAGACACATAGACTCACCATTAATTTAAATTATGATTAATATAGAGATAAAAAACACAGGAAAAATAAAGGGAATAAAGTCCCTACCAAGAGAGGTGGTAGAGAGTCTCAGAAATGAATTTACTATCACAAACCCAATGTTCTCAAAGAAAAAGGCATTGGATCTTAGTATATTTGGAACCCCACAATATTTGAATTACTATTCTTCTCCTGACCGGGACACTTTAGAGGTGCCTGTTGGAGGGGTTTCCAAAGCCATTGAAATTCTTTTAGCTTCTGGTGTGGGGCTTACAAAAGATGATATTATTGACAACCGCACCACAGCTTACAATCCAGACTTTTTTGATAATGTTGAATTTCATGCTACTCTAAGAAGTTACCAACAAGACATGGAAGATGCTTGTATGAACAATAATTCAGGCGTTATACAAGCAAAAACAGGTTCTGGGAAAACGGTGGTTTTCGTTTCTTACGTTGTAAAAAAGAAGCAAAACACTTTAATTTTAGTTAATACAAAAGAGCTAGCTGCACAAACTGTGGAAGCTTTTGTTAAGTTTACTAACCTAGAAGAAGATGATATTGGATTCATAGGTTCTGGCCGGTATGAGCCTAAACCTATAACTGTTGGAATACTGCAATCTATTGTTCAGTTGAAAGGTAAAGAGCTTTCAGAAGTTCAGCAATACTATGGTCAGCTCATAACTGATGAGACGCATATTATTGCCGCGGAGACTTATTATAATGCTGCTGCTCGACTACCATTTAAGCATAAATTTGGATTCAGTGCTACTCCTCAACGAGAGGACGGATTAACGCAGGTTATATTTTGGGCAACTGGTGATATTATCCATGTTGTTCCTGACAAAGCCCTAAAAGATTATTTAATTAAACCTACTTATAAAAAGATAAGAACCAAATATTATTTCCCACTATTTGATACATCGGAATTTCAAGCGATGATAACTGACATTGGAAATAATGGTCCTAGAAATGAACTTATAAAAGATACATTTTTAGAAATAGGGGACGACAGGCCTTCTGTATTCCTATGTGACAGGGTTGAACAGGTAGAACTATTACATGAGTTAATACCAAACTCTATTATGCTTACCTCGGCCGTAAAAAAGAAGGATAGACCTAAAGCTATGGCCAAGTTAAGAAGCAAAGAAAAACTTCATGTTATTTCTACCTTCGGTTTATTTAGTACCGGGATTGATGTCCCCCATTTGGAGGTGTTGTATTTATGCTCACCTAAAAAGTCATTTATAAAATTAAAGCAGGCTGCAGGTCGTTTGATGCGATTGGCAGACGGGAAGACTGAATCACTTATTGTTGACTTTGTTGATGAGGGGGTTTGGTTATTAGCTAATCAGTGGAAAACCAGACATAAAATTTTAACTAACTTATAATCATGTCAAAATACGACTTTTCGGAAATAGAGCCAGAGAAAAATGACTCAGAGCAAGAAGAAGACCCAAGAACAAATTTTAGAATTACAAAGTCCTGTTCTAATTGTAGATACTTTTTTTACACTGGAGTGAAGAGCCGTCGGGGTTATTGTAAATTAACTAATATTAAGCACATGAATATAGGAGCATTCCACAGGACAGACACAGACGCTATTGCTGAAGAGCATGGATGGCCTCCCACTCACTGCACAAATTTATGTGACAGACATGAGATAAGAGGACAAAAAAGCTTTGTAAGGTATCCCGAAAAACATACAGGTAAGAAATTTAACATAGACGGGAGTTTAAGAGATGATATTATTGATATCGATGATTAGCATACTAATCCTCTGGAAAGAGGTTTTAGAGATAATAGACGAGCATAAAAAGAAATATTCAAAATTACTATCCCAGAAAAAATCTAGTGAGGTTGTTTTAGGCCAAATTTCAGAGCAACTTGCTCCCTTCCTAAACACCTTCCCAGTTGATGATCCACAGAATCTGGCATTTTTAGGAATGCCTTTAGATTATGTTTACTTTGGTAATGACAAGATAGTTTTTATTGAAGTGAAGAGTGGGAAATCAAGACTAAGTACAAAACAAAGAAGATTACGGAATCTTATCCGTGATGGTAAGGTGGAATTTATTATTCACCAAATACCAAAAAAAGTAAAATAGGTTTTGACCTTAATTAAATTATTACTATCTTTGTCTCGTTAATTTTAAACGAGAGAAAAAGAATGAACACACTAACCTTCGATATCGAGACAATTCCCACACCAGATGAGGAATTAAGTGATATCCAAAAAGAGGAGATACAAAGGAAAGTAGATACGTATCTCAAAAGAAACCCTTCGGCAGATCCAATGGATGCGAAGGGCCTTATAATGGGGACTTCCCCATATTTTGGAAAGATAATTGTTATAGGCGTTCATAAAGTTACGTCACTGACCACAAAGTCCTTTGCCTTGACCGGTAATGAAAAAGACATTCTTGTTAATTTTTGGAAAGAGGTTGCCGGATTTTCTGGTGTATTTGTTTCCTACAACGGACTGTCTTTTGACGTTCCCTTCATAGTAAAAAGAAGTATGAAGTATGGATTGTCGCCCAGTAACAAAAGATTTTTAAAGACATATAGATATAGTCAAGATACACATTTCGATGCAAAGGATGTTATCAGTGATTACGATCGATACGCATCGCCAACCCTTCACTTAGCTTGTGATTTATTAGGCATCGACTCTCCAAAAGAGGGCGAGGTCAAAGCTGATCAAGTGGCTAAGGCATACGAAGAAGGCAAGTTACAACAGATTGCTGATTACTGCGTAAGAGACGTAGAAGCAACCTATAAAGTATACAAAAAATTAAAAGGTATTTGGGTATAAGAATAATGATCCCGGACACCTTTATTTTAAATTAAGAAACAGAGAGAAAAAATAATTAATGTCACTATTTCAAAAAGCAGAACCAGAAGCGCCTCGACTAAAAATGTACATCTACGGGGAGACGGGAACAGGTAAGACAGTTACCGCACTGAACTTTCCATCGCCGGCAGTTATTGATGCCGAAGATGGTACTTTACATTATGGTAAAGAATTCGACTTTCACAAGATTAGAGCAAATGATCCAGCAGTTATTCACCAAGCTCTTGACGAGCTTTTGCAAGACCCTGGAGATTTTAAAACTCTAGTCATTGATCCTATGAGTGTTGTTTATGATCAAATCATTCGCATCAAAGAGGATCGTATGAAAGCCAGAACTGGTAACATGAACTACGAGCTACAGCCTCTTGATTACAAGAGTGTTAAAACAGAAGTAAAAATTCTTATGAATAAACTACTGGCTCTAGACATGAATGTTATCGTTACAGCCAGAAGTAAACCTCTGTACGCAGAGGGAGAGTTCATGAAGAAAATTGGACAACAGCCTGATGGACACAAAAACATGCCTTACATGTTTGACGTTGTTCTTGAGCTTTACATCGCAGAAGATGGAGAGACTCGTATGGCCAAGGTAACAAAAGATCGGACCAATACACTTCCTCATGAGTTTATATTTTCTTATGACTCATTCGTAGAATACATGGGACTTGATGTCCTTGAACGAGACGCTGATGCAGCTAAACAAAAGGAATCTATTAATACAACCAATAAGCGTACCAAGCAAATCGAATATAATAACGAGCAGATTTTTACAGCCGGTATAACCGCTGATACTCTGTCAGAGCTTGAAAAGCTATTGGAAGACGTAGACCCTAAACAGTTAAAAGAGATTTTGATGGAGCAGTTTGAAGTCGATAATCTACTAGATTTGACAAAGAAGAATTCTGAGTCATTTTTAGACGCTGTGAAAAACGAGCTGACGTAAAGCAAGACAACTAGTGACAACCGACAACTGAAAACGTAATTAAAACCATAAAAAACAAATTTACGTTTAGATGAAATTAAACTTTAATAAAGCAAGAGAGAATTCAGGCGGAGACTTTAGTGTAATACCTGAGAACCGTTATGACCTAGTAATAGATTCAGCAAAATCAACTGAATCCCGGGTTAAGAAAACACCGATGTTAGAGCTAAAGATGACCATTTTAGGTCCTAGCTTTGAAAATCGCAAAGTTTGGAAAAGCTTCGCATTAACTCCTCCAGCAATGATTTACCTTATCAATTTCTTAAAAGCTTGTGGGCTAGAAGAACTAGCTGAGCGAGATGAGGTTGAGGTTGGAGACATTATCAATGAAGTCCCGGGTAGTAAAGTGGGTGGATTCATTTCTATCACTACCAACCCGAATTCAGGTAAGGAGCGTAACGAGGTGGAAAACTTCACCGAGTATACAGGTTCCACTGAAGGGGCTGCACCGGCCACTGCTACTAATACCGGAAAGAAGAAACTATTTAACAACTAAACACACGAGGGGCTTCGAGCCCCTCTTTTTTTATTTATGCCAGGCGGAAGAGAACTAGAAAAAAGAGCGAATAAGCTCAACTTAAAAAAACGTTTAAATAAAGAGGCCCTTATCTTACAGATACCGGTGCCTATTATTATGACTAAAAACGGGATCGTTCCTAAACAGTCAACTGTTGACTTCGCCGGCTTAATAAAAGGTGGAAAGTTTATTGCATTCGATGCAAAGGAAACAAAAGTAAAAACTCGATTCGACTTATCTAATATCCATCAACATCAGTTAGAGTACCTGATGATGGTTAGGGAGCTAGGCGGCTTAGCCTTCTTTTTAATCTGATTTAAATCTCTCTACAACGAGGACGCATTTATTGTCCCCATTTCTGTTGTAGAACACTTTTGATTCGTAAGCGAAAGGAAATCTATTCCTTTTGAGGATCTTAAGAAGCACTCTAAACTAGTCAAAGTAGATTCATATTTAGACTTTTTAGACGATGAGAAATTTTTAAAAGACTTATTTAATGAGCAAATTCACGGAAGTACTTAGCAAATTAGAGCCGGGGACTATTATATCTATTCGAGTAAAAAAGGGCACAGAGCCTACGAATGGAGAATTTCATAATATATCTCCCGAGGGTGTTGTAGAATTAGGCACCATGGTACTTGGTACAAAGAAGCAAGTACGACAAACATACGACAGTATATCAGAGATGTTTGGAGGTTATGTTCCTAATAGAACTTATCTCCACGTTGACGATATCAAAAATATAACTATATTGGAAAAATATGCCAAGAAAGAAAGTAAAGATAAACGTCAAGAAACTGACGAAGACAGCTGAAATACCGAATAAAGCGAACCCTACCGACGCTGCATTTGATATTTATGCTGACCAGTCAGTTAAGATAGCAGGAAGAGGAGGCCGCCTTGCGGTCAGTACTGGTATCGCTCTAGAAATAGAGGATAAATATTATGTACAACTAAGAGAAAGAAGTGGGTTCAGTTTAGAATCTGCTGTATTTTTAAAAGGAGGCGTCATTGACTCTGGCTACCGCGGTGAGATAAAAGTTATCTTGCAGAACAATAGTGAATTCCCGGTTGATATCGAGAAGGGTCAAAAAATTGCCCAGTTCACTATTCACAGAGTTGAGAATGTTGCCTTAAAAGAAATTGAAGAATTTGAAGACGCTGACACCGATCGTGGTGAAGACGGATTTGGTTCCACGGGGAAATAACTCCGACTACCACTATGAGATACCTTTTGTTCCGTTGTTATGTGCAGTTTTAAATTGACAACGAAATAAAGAAAATGAGAGAAGACATATTAAATATCGGAGTTAGTAACTCCTCCAAGAGAAAATTAAAGATAACTAAAATACACAAGAAGTGGGTCACACTAAAAGGCGGGGAAACTACAGAAAAGATAGTAATGCATGCTGTAGATGCCAGCCAACCTAAACATATTTTTAAGATTAGCGATTGCTACGTCTTAGATAGAGATGGGGAACCAAAGATTACTGGATTATGGTTTACATTAGTAAACAACGAAATAAGCCAAGAATCTTCTTTAGCGAAGACACTAAAACGTTATGAGGCGGAAGTACTCGGCGAAATGATAGGGAAGACTGTGGAAGCAGCTCCTGACAAAAAGAACTATTTAGTTATTGTATCCTGCGATATGTAGGGGTTGGGGGAGAGCTGATAAAGCTCTCCCCTCCCCTATTTTAATTTTCCAATTTACATTAAGATTCACTATATTAAACGTTATGATTAGCAAATATATTAAAGACATAAAAAAGCATGACCCTATTCCTACTCGAGAAGAAGAAATAGAGTTATTTAAAAAAGCAAGGGCCGGAGAACGATGAGCCTATGAAAAGTTAATAAATTCAAATCTTAGATTTGTTTTTCAAGTCGCAAAATATTATCAGGGAAAGGGATTACCTCTTGAGGATTTAATTGCGGAGGGTAATATGGGGTTATTAAAAGCTTACGAGCGTTTTGATCTGGAAGTTGGTGTTAAGTTTATTTCTTACGCCGTATTCTGGATAAAACAGAGTATACTTAGTGCACTGTATTCACACTCAAACACGATTAGAATACCCCTTAACAAACTTATAAATGTTTCTAAAATAGCAAAAATAAAAAAAGAGTTAGAACAACAACTATTACGTGAACCAACTCTATCCGAATTACAAGACTATATAGAAGATCCTTCCCTTAAAGATGATGTTCATCACTTACATACTATAATAAGTTTGGACGTGCCAAGAACAGAAATGGGTGAAGCGGATCTACATGAAGTTTTAGCCAGGGATGATGAGAACTTAGAGAAAAAACTAGAAGAGTTCAGAGAAGAATTTTTAGATGTAATTTCAAATTTCCCAAAAAGGGAGAAAAAAATACTCTGTATGTATTATGGAATAAGATATACCAGAACATATAATCTGCGGGAGATTGGCCTAGAACTTGATTTGACAAGAGAGAGAATCAGGCAAATAAAGGACCAGAGTTTAAATAAATTAAGAGAGAAGCCGGAAGGCAAAAAATTGATAGAATACTTATAAATGGAAAACATTAAATATATTGATGCTCCTAGCAAGGTAGACGATGCTCTTACAGAGCTACATGGATACCCTGAGCTAGGTTTCGATACAGAGACTACAGGCCTTGATCCCTTAACGGACAAGGTTTTGTTGTTACAGGTAGGTACGCCTACTGTACAGTTTGTGTTTAATGTTCACGAAATTGGACATGAAAACACAATGCGGGTATTACACCTACTAAAACAATCAGAAGTAACAAAGGTGGCACATAATGCTAAATTTGATTACACTATGATCAAGAGTAACTACGGTGTAGATTTACCAAACATAATTTGTACTATGATTGGATCTATGTTACTTACAAAGGGGATTGTTTCGGCAGACAATAGCTTAGATGGTTGCCTTACTAAATATCTAGGTATGAAGATGAATAAGGCCAAACAGAAATCATTCATCGACATGAAGGTTGGAGACTCTTTTACATGGTCCCAAATCCTATATGCTGCCAAAGACGTTGAAATGATTATACCTCTGAAAAATAAGATTGTAGATCTTTTAAACGAAAGAGGTATGAAACAATTGTCTGAGCTTGAGTTTGAAACTGTTCGGGTTTGTGGCGATATGCAACTTAACGGGATTTACTTAGACGGTAAAAAGTGGTTAGCATTACTTGATGATGCGAAGGCCATGTCTAAGAAAGCAAAAGCTGAGCTAGATGAACATGTAAAAGATCACGCTCAGTTGGACATCTTTGGGGTTCCTACTGTCAACTATGCTTCACCCCTCCAATTAAAGCCGCTGATCGAAAAGATTACAGGGAAAGCATTGGAGAGCACTGGAGTAAGAGACTTAGAAAGAATTGATCATCCTATGGTAAAAAGTCTTTTAAATTTTAGAGAGGCTCATAAAAAGGTAACAACTTACGGTGCCTCATTTCTTCAAAAGCATGTTCATAAAAAGACTAAAAGAGTTCATTCTAACTTTAAGCAGCTAGGAACTGATTCGGGACGTATGTCCTCCTCAAGCCCTAACATGCAAAATATACCAAGTGCTCAGAAGTATAGAAGCTGTTTCACTAATCAGAAGCCCGGTTATAAAATAATAAGTGCTGATTTTTCAGGTCAGGAGCTTAGACTGTTAGCACACATTTCTCAAGAACAGGCTTTTATAAAAGCCTTGAACGAGAACAAAGATTTACACTCTTATAGCGCATCATTAATTTTCGGTGTACCTTACGAGGACTTCTTTTATTATGGTAAGGATGGCATAAGAGAGGCATGTGATGATAACGACAGTTTAGATCCTTTTGAACTATCTTTAGATTCGAATCAAAATGATATGGTTGTAGATAATGTAGGTGATCCTCTTATTCGTCCTGAGATGAAGAAAAAGTATAGGACACCTTGTAAGAGTATTACATTTGGTCTTATCTACGGTATGGGAGCTAGTAAGCTAGCTGATACATTAAAGATAACAATTGCAGAGGCTAAAGAACTTATAGGGAAGTATTTTGATACATTCCCTACTATTAGGGATCTTTTGGATAGACTAACACAAGAGGCAATGGCTCGTAAGTACGCGTATTCCCCGCTAGACGGACGCCGTCGTATCTTTAGTGGTATAGACTGGGACCATGGCGGTAAGGTCGCTCACATGAAAAATATAGCAAAAAATCAACCCTTCCAAGGCGCGGGTGCATCAGTAACCAAGTTAGCGCTTTGCAGAATGAAACACAGAATAGATTCTACTGGTTGGGATGCTAAGATTATAAATGTAGTACATGATGAGATTCTTATAGAGGTTTTAGAGGAGCAAGCAGAAGAAGTTGCAAAAGCCCTTGAAGAAATTATGAAAGAATCATTTAATTTTTATGCACCAGACATTCCAATGGTAGCAAAAGCAGAAATAGCAAACGAATGGAGACACTAAAATGATAAAAAGAGAAGAAGTTTATAAAGCACTAGACAGTGAAAGAGACTACCAAGATGTTCGATGGAAGGAAAATCCCGGGCAACCAGAAACAAGGGAATCTTTAGATAGGAGCATAGACGAGTTTTCTACCTATATTATGGCTTACGCACAACAGTTACAAAATGTATGTGCTTCCACAGATGACCCTACTGTTAAATTAGACTTTGTTAGAAAAGTTGGTGGGTTATCAGTAGCCTGCATGGAGGCTCATGGAGCCCCTTTAAGAGAAATACCAGAAGGGCTACAAGAATAGTACTATGAGAAGATTATCAGAAAAAGTAAAAGATTTTGCAATTAGAAGGCATAATTGGGTTAGACAGGAATACGGAAAAGGTGTTCCATACTCTGTTCATCTAGAAATGGTTGCAGACTTCGCAGAGAAATTTTCATATGTCCTGTCTGAGGAGGATAGGGATCTTGCAGTCGCCGCAGCCTGGGGACACGACTTAATAGAAGATACGAGAGTAACTTATAATGACTTAGGAAAGTTGTTTGGGTGGAAGTTTGCTGAAGTTGTTTTCTGCTGCACAGAGCAGAGAGGACGTAACCGGGAAGAAAGGCATGGTGAGGCTTACTATGACCTGTTATCTAAGAACTCTATTGGCAAATTTGTGAAGCTGTGCGATATCTGTGCAAATTTCTCTAATTCTAAAGAGAATAGTAATTCAATGTATAAGAAGTATAAAAAAGAATTTCCTAAGGTAAAGGAAAATTATACAAAGAAGGTGAGTACGAACCTATATGGGACTTTTTACATTCTCTCTAAAAGCCGGTTTTTCCGGCTTTTTTTGTACCCTATAGTGACAACAAGGCTACTTGACAACAGAAAACAAGACTTATACGGATAAATTACTTAACATTCAACTTGAACACTAAATAGTTTCTGCTTAAGTTTTATCCAAACGCACAAAACAAATTAAAGAGAGAATACTAAAATATAAATATGAAATTAAATAAAGCAAGTAGCATTCTAAGTGACATAACAGTACACATGAAATACGCACGTTACTTAGATGACAAAAACCGGCGAGAGATATGGGATGAGCTCGTTGACAGAAACGTGGAAATGCACGTTAAAAAATATCCCAAATTAAAAGAAGAAATAAATGATGTTTACGACAGATTTGTAAGAACAAAGGTGGTCCTCCCCTCGATGAGATCGATGCAGTTTGGTGGAAAGCCTATCGAAATTAGCCCTAATCGGGTTTACAATTGTGCTTATTTGCCTGCGGATCACATAGATTCTTTTGCAGAAACTATGTTCCTTTTGCTGGGTGGCACAGGAGTTGGGTACTCTGTACAAAAACACCATGTAGAAAAGCTGCCTAAAATTATTCATCCGGATAGTGATAGAACCAGGCGATACTTAATTGGTGATTCAATCGAGGGTTGGGCAGATGCAGTTAAGATCCTATTCAAAGCATACACCGGTATAAACCGAAGTAAGCCTGTATTTGATTACAGTGATATACGTCCTAAAGGGGCTAGACTAGTTACTTCTGGTGGTAAAGCTCCCGGTCCGGCGCCTTTAAGAGAATGTCTGGTTAAGGTTGAAAATATCCTTTCCAACAAACCTAACCGTAGTAAGCTTCAACCGATTGAGGTACATGATATCATGTGCCATATAGCTGACGCAGTTCTAGCAGGCGGTATACGAAGAGCTGCTATGATTTCTCTATTCTCTGCGGACGATGACGAGATGTTATCTGCAAAGAGTGGTAGCTGGTGGGAGAATAACCCACAACGTGGTAGAGCTAATAACTCCGCAGTGTTGATGAGAGACAGACTGACTAAAGATTACTTTATGTCAATCTGGAAACGAGTAGAAGACAGTGGCTCAGGAGAGCCTGGAATATACCTTTCCAATCATCGTGATTGGGGAACAAATCCGTTGACCTATGCATAATGCGGATTTAAAACCTTCTCTGATCGACTTGGAAGCCGGCAATACGGCGACAGGGGGCAAGCAAGGGTCAGAAGATTCTGTGCAGCCTGAGAGACTGAGCGAGAAGGGCGACTACAGTGTTTATTGGATACACACCAATAAACACAAGGATATTTATTGTGAAGGTTATGTTGGCATCACTATAGACACAAAGTCTAGAATGAGATCGCATAAAAAGAACAAGAAAAAATCACCAATTGTTGACGCTATAAAATCTTATAGTTGGGAAAACCTAGAGATAGAAATTATAGAAGAAGAGTTGACAATGGAGCGGGCTTTAGAGATAGAGGGGAATTACAGGCCTAGGTTAAATATAGGCTGGAATCTTCAAAAAGGTGGAGAGCTTGGAGTAACGTCTGACTGGTATAATAACCCAGTAAACAAAGAAGCGCACTCTAAGGCTACATCTATTGGAACTAAAGCTGGCATCCAAGAAAAAGATAGTACAGAGGAAAGATCTAAAAGAGCTAAAAACAGTTGGTTAAAGAATGCCGATAGTTATAAAGGCAGTTGTAGAGGATCTAAAAATGGTAAAGCAAGATTAAATGAAGAACAAGTATTTGAAATTCGTTTTAAGCTTATACCAGAAGGCCTCAGTAATAAAGAGATAGCAAAAGACTTTAATGTAAAGCCTTACGTTATCCAATTTATTCGTACTGGCAAAACTTGGAAACATGTCGTATGCGACAGTCCAGCGCACAAGTAGGTATTTTGCTATAACCTTACAGTGTGACGGTTGTGAGATAGGATTAAGGCCCTATCAATTTTGTAATCTTGTTGAGATGAATGCTAACATTCTCGAGACGCAAGAAGAATTAGACGAAGCTGCTAAGGCTGGAGCTTTTATAGCTACGCTGCAGGCAGGGTATACAGACTTCCACTATCTACGTGATGTATGGAAGCGAACTACCGAGAAAGACGCATTAATTGGAGTATCTATGACAGGTATCGCTAGTGGTAACGTTATGAGTCTTGACATGGCTCAGACAGCTAAAGCTGTTAAAGCGACCAATGCTGAGATTGCTGAGATTATTGGTATTAAGAAAGCCGCTCGAACTACATGTGTCAAACCTGCTGGAACAACTAGCCTTGTATTAGGAACTAGTTCTGGTATTCACGCATGGCACAATGATTACTATGTTCGTAGAATGCGTGTTGGTAAGAATGAAGCTATATATACTTACTTAAGTATTAGACATCCGGAACTTATTGAAGACGAGCATTTCAGGCCACATGATACTGCTGTGATTTCTGTACCACAGAAAGCACCTGAAGGCGCTATTCTAAGAACTGAGTCCCCATTAGAAACCTTGGAAAGAGTTAAAAAGGTTAGCCAGAGCTGGATATCTACTGGATACCGAACAGGGCAAAATGGTCATAATGTTTCCTGTACTATTTCACTGAAAGATGATCAGTGGAGAGACGTAGGTAACTGGATGTGGAAAAATCGGGAGCATTACAATGGAATTGCTGTGCTTCCTTATGATGGTGGTAATTATAAACAGGCTCCTTTTGAGGACTGTTCTAAAGAAACTTATGAGGCTATGTTAGAGTCCCTTGATAAAGTTGACCTTACACAGGTAATAGAATCCCAAGATGAGACTGATCTTAGTGGAGAGATTGCTTGCGGGGGAGGGGCCTGCGAAGTAGTTTAATTATGGTATAAGAATTATGCAGGACAAGCTTCCTGTATTTTAATTTAATAGTAAAAAGAGCTACTTTAACGAGTAGCTCTTTTTATTTATATTCACATTTAAAAAGCACTGTCAAAAAGGCAGTTTATCTGTCAAATAGAGATGACAGGATGTCATAAATGCACTTTGGCATTTAGTTTGCAAGACAAAAAGAAAACTGAAAACTCAAACTAAAACTAAAAAATATGTATTTTATGAAAATTGGAACCCACGACAAAAGTATAAGTGATCTTTTTAGACTCGGAATAGATTTGATGAATGAGCCAATATTTTCGTCTTTCGTAGATGAGAAAATATCAGTTAACTCGGAGGATGAGTCGGCTACTATATCTTTAGCAGTTCCCGGGTATGACAAAAAAGATTTGAAACTAACTATTCAAAAAAATAAGCTTTTTATCTATCTAAAAAGCGAGTTGTTTAAAACCTACTTTCTTACAAAGTCTGTTGATAAGGAAAGCATTGATGCCACCCTAAAGAACGGTTTATTAAAAATTACATTTGATAGACAAGAAGCACCTGATGAAGAAGAAATAAATATTAACTAAACCAAAGGCCTTCGGGCCTTTTTTATTATGTTTGAAACTGTATTAGACCCTGATAAAGTCCCTAAATGGTTCATCGATTTTTTCATCGACTTGAACGTTAAGGTAGACTTAGAAAAATTACAAGAGTTCAATGTTGCTTATGCCACGGAAAAAATAAACGAGGTTGAAAGACAGGCTACTTGTATATTAAACCCGAGTACCGAGGTCATCTATATAATCGCAAAGCAAACGACTTATGAAGACCCGATTACTCCTGAAATAGAAACTTTTTTATTCGAAACAAATTTAAATAAGCTACATGGCAAAATCAGAAAAAACGGAAAGAAAACAAGTTAAAGAAAGTGGTATTTTCTATGAAGCTTGGACAAAAAAAGAATTGGAACAAAACCCTATAACAGAAAAACATGTCGGAGCCCCTATTAGCGTAGCGAGTGATCCCAGGAAAAGAAAATACATCTTAGAGAAAATCCATAAACCTGGAGAAAAGATGTATCCTGATGGGGGGTATGAAATTGATCACCCAGATTTTGTCTTTAGTCAAAGCCTCTTCTTAGAGGAAGCAAAGTCTTTTAAACCTAAGAAAAAGAAGAAAAAATAAACTATATCTGGTATAAGAATTATGAAGAAGCACAAAGCTTCTTAATTTTTTAACTTAAACTTAATCTACAACATTATGTTTACACTTATTTCATACTCCGACGCCGGTTATTCTTTGATCCACCAATCAGGAGATTTCCAGGAACTAGAGAACATTCAACAAGATCCTAGTATCTTAAATTTGGATGGTCTTTTATTGAACGATAACCTTCTTTCTTTAGGTGGCATTTGTGGATCCCTATCAATGGGAGACGGGGATGACTTTGAAGATGTTACAGGGTTCGAGGAAAACTCTCATCTTTTTATTTTAGATCAGGAATTTATTGAGTATCTAAAATCTTGCGAAGAGGACTCTGAGGATCTAGAGCTTTGTGAGATGTTAATGACTCAGTATCCTGACCCTCATATGTTGAAAGATACGCTCCACTGTAATATAGCTGCATGACAGCATGTATTATCTTTAACCCTGACTCAGATGAGTCAAGGTTGCACAGGATAGAAACCGTACTAAGTCTTTTATATTTCAGGGTTGATGCTATTGCATTGGCCCCGGAGTATAAAATTAGAGAAGACTTTTTAGGTGGTAAAGCTTTTATTGCAAAAGACGAACAACACGCATTAGTGAATTCTGATGTGGTTATTTGCTTAGGAGGTGATGGCACAGTTATCTATACTGTCCATATGTTAGCAAAATATGATTTGCTGAATAAACCGGTTATATCAATAAATTTGGGTAACGTTGGTTTTATATGTCCATTTTCTTACGAGGATGTTCTTAAAGGACTTGATATGGACATGGATATACAAGAGCGTAGCCTTCTTGAATTAAAGACAGGGGCAGCTAGACAACCAACCGCTTTAAATGAAATCTATATAGGGAAACCTGATATAGAAACAACTGTTCTGACTTTTAAAATATCTTTTAATGACCAAGTAGCTACATTTAGAGGAGATGGTGTAATACTAGCCACATCTACAGGGTCTACTGCATACAATTTTTCTATGGGAGGTCCTATAATTTCCCCAGAAAGAGGAGCTAATCTCGTGTGCATAACTCCTACTGGTTGTATAGATGCTAGTGTTAAGCCTATAGTCATGAAATTAGACCCACTGAATTCTTTGACTATAGAAACCTCAGAAGAATCTTGTGTCCAATGTGACTCAAGAACTATAGGATATTCAAAAAACCACGAGGTGGAAGCCTCACTTGAGAGTCTCTTTCTTAAAACTCCTAAGAGTTTTAATTATTTTGACCTGCTTGAAAAAAAGTTAGGTTGGGGTAGGCTTTCTAAGTAACTTTACTGTACCAATTAAAATCTTTTTTGCATTTTTACTTTTAATATGGTAACTTATTTAAAAGTAATCAAGGGCCTATAACTCAGATGGCAGAGTACCAGCCTTTTAAGTTGGGAGTCGCAGGTTCGATCCCTGCTGGGCCCACACCCGTTAGGGGTTATGTCTTCTGCCGTGGCACTTAATGAGCGTTACGACGTCATTAACTTGCCAAGCTTATAAAAATTTTATACCTTATTGGTATAAGAATAGTGCTGAGGAACACATACAGCATTTTTAATCAAGCAAATGATAGAAAACAGTGTTCCGATGACGCAACTTGGGGGTGTTCTGGATTCGACTGCTCACAAAAAGTTAAAACTACAATCTGGCTCGTAGACTACTACCAAACAGTTAAATTGAACTGACAAAAATCAATCACCTAAAATAGCTGGCTTTATTGGCTCAGCTAAGACTCAACCAGCAATAGCTGCGTAAAGTTCGTTCTACCTGATGATAATAGGGATAGTAAACTTAGGTTTACAGAGCGTCATAATTATCAGAACAGGTGTGGTGACCTTAAACACTCTCAGATAGTATAGCTTACCGACTGCCACTGAGTAAACAAAAGGCTAAAATAGCAAAATGATTGTACAATAGTTTTAATGGATGTGCTGTAGGACCGGAGTTCGACTCAAAGGGTCACTATATAGGTAACTATATAGATAAAAATTGGATGAATTGCTGGAAGGCTAAGTATTTATATAAGTATATGCTAATCAGCAGCGAAGTCGTGAGTACACTCACGAAACGTTCAGAGACTACTGGAGAACTTTAGAGTTCTTAATTACCAGCTAGAGCGTCCAACTCCTCGCTAAGAGGATGATGATATAGTCCGTAATCTCTCGGAAACGGGAGGCAAATCAGAAAGTTTACCACGATCAGCTAATCTATGATGATTAGGGCACAAAACTGTTAAGTTTTTTAGTGAGTTATTACCTCCTTCTTTTCTAGGAGTTATATGATGGATATCACATTGATCTTCATTCCAACCGCATATAAAACATGACAGGTTTTTGTCTGTGCTAATTTTCAAGGCTTTATAAACCTTTCGCTGAATACGTGGACGCTGATTTGATAATTTATTATTTCTGTAATGCCTTGATTTGCATTTACCAGAACAGAACTTTGCATTGTGTGCTTTTGTAGTAAATTTATTTTTACAAACTACACAATCCTTTATTACTGTTTTTCTGCCGTCATTTCTATTTTTTGCCGCGCAGCTTCTGGAACAAAATTTAGCATTACCTCTATTAAGCTCCTTTATAGGAGCCAAAAAATTACTGCCACACCAATCACAAATTGTTGTTTTATGTTTCATAAGATAATATATAAACGGTGGGCATGAGAAACAAATAAATTATAACATTAGCTCCGCACCTCCACCACACGGTTAAGTGTAACCCAAGTTGTAGATTGCATGTTTAAAGGGAGCCTCTTTATTGAGGTTCCCTTTTTTTATTTAACTTTAATTTTATCCCATGATTAAAATTTTAATATTTGCTGCTCTTGTAATAGGAGCTGCCTGGCTTATTTTTATAAAGATACCCGAGATTGTGGGTTCTGGAAAAAAGAAATCAAGTTCTGAGAATTCTTCTGATGAAGGTTTATTAAATAAGCTTACAAAAGAAGAGCAAAGAGCTCAAGCCGCTAGACAAGCCTTACTCGACGAGGCAGAACAAAAAGACGCTGAAGCTACCAAAACACAGGCTGAAGCAGACACGGTGCGTAAAGCACTACAATCGTCACAATAACCCTTAATAAAATAATACTATGAAAAAGAATAATAAGACAAAATTTACACTTGTATTGGTCGCAGTTGCTGCTATACTTGTTGCCATTTTTGGTCCGGCTATGGTAGAAGACGTACCTAACGGCGAGATTGTGGTTAACCAGGTACCTGTTTCAGGTGACATCGAAGTCTGGTCAGACCCAGGTTTAAAAATTGACGATGAATAAATTGATCCAACCGGGTCAATTGTAAACCAAAGTTAGTAGGTTGGTTTATGGGTTAAGGGTAGGGAAGGGCTGAAAAGCTCTTCCCGATTCCTTATCTATTTTTCTTTTTAGCTTAGGATTTTATATACAATAAAAAAGCCCGGCACTTGGCCAGGCTTTCATGTAAGTATTTGGGAGTATTAAAGCCCAGATGCATCCAAAGGTTTGACCCTGGAAGCTGATAGGGTTACATTCTCTGCAAGAACAGTAGCGTTAGCGCTAATCCCAAAAGAATGGGATTGAATATAACACTTCTCTAAATAAACACCTCCATAAGGCTCTCCATCCATATCAAAAAGTACAAATCCTAAACCTAACGGTCTATTGAATATTGCAGAGCCTAAGTTGCCCCAGAATTTTCCTGGGTTAGCATTTTGACTCTCCGATTGAGTATCGATAATACCTGAATCCGGGTATGGCATGGTTGGATTATTTAAAGAGTGGCTTGAACCGCTTCCAAAATCTGCTGATGAGGGAACAGTCGGTGTCCCACCATCGTTTGACTCTCTTTCGTACATTGCATAAAAAAGAGACGGGCCATCGAATAAAACTCTACTTAAAGAAGCTCTTACTCTTACCCTAGCTGGAATGAAGAAAGGTGTTCTACCTCCTATCTCAAATATTTCATTTAATTGTTTATTTTGCTGTAGCTGTGCACTCTGTACTAACCCTATTGGGTATAAAGAGGCCGCAGACCCGGATAAAACCGGAGGTCCACTAACAATAACAGCACTCTCGCCAGAGAGATACGCACCATTCAGGGCACCTTCGTGCTCGTCGGGCTGTACATTCTGTTTATTTGGAAAGTTAGCTTTCCAGTTTGATAGATTTTCTAGTGACATTTATTTTCTCCTAAGTATTAAAATTCTAGAGTTATTTTTATGTAATTAACTGGATAAAGCGGTGTTATCGCCAGATCCACTTTTATAGTGTCTGGTTGAACTTCATCTTGGTATACATTTAAAACGTCAACAGCTCTTACATAGCCTAGATCTACAAGTTCGTTTCCTGCACTTACTATCGCAGCCCTAAGCTGTTTTAAAAACCCATCTGATATTACAAATTTCCCAATTAAAGGTGACACTAGGTCCCTTATATATTTGGAAGCGTAATCAATTTGAGTAGTAATAGATAACTCTCTAGTTTGAATTGTTGTTGCGTTTGTAGACAACTGGTGTCTATTTATAATAGCTCCTACTCCCCTCTCTTCTAAAATCCAGGTACCGCCTTCTGCGATAGTATTTAGCTGTGATTTATTAAAGTGGTCATTACTCTTATAAAGCATAGAGAATCCATTTATTCCGCTGTTTGTTAATGGCTCTTCTGGCCTCTTACCAGCTACAGCACCTACAAGGGCTGCACCAAAATAGTATCCGGGTACCGGATAATAAACTGTTACGAAATCAATATCATTTGCCTTTAAAGTAGTAATTGCTGAAGAAGTTATCTCACTAAAAGCTCTAAACTTGGTTGATCCTGCAGTAACATTTGTTACGAACTTAGGCTTTAAACTAAAAGTTGATCCAAAAACGGCTTGTATGAAAGAGTCTGAAAGAGTGCTTACATGAGCTCTTGTTTCAACATACCCCGCGTCTGGGTGTATAGAAAAGAATCTCTTTTCGCCTGACGCTGCACTGACATTTTGGATAGCTTGTGCTACCTCTTGTTTTTCAGAATTAGTAGCCGGTGTAGTTTCTTCTGGGGAGTAATCTACTCTTTTGGAAACAAAGGCGATACGTTCTTTCCCCTCAGCGGGTACTGACATCGCATTACAATGCGTTGCAAACTTATCCGCCTCAGATCCTACTCTAGTTAAAGGTGCTATTGCATAAACTTTTTCTTTATTTTCAAGAGCTGTTACCGCGTTTGAAAAGCTAGATGAATCACCGCCTGTACCTGGATCTACTCCAAGAATATTTGTGCTTACTCCTCCATTTGACATGGCCAGAGAAGCTCCATAAGCTAAAGGGTTCCAAGGAACCGGTTGTCCAACATAGTCTATAATGTCTTGAGCCTCAATTACTTTCTGATAGTTATTATTTAAATCTGTTCTTTTTGCTAAAAATCCAACTCTTACATTGGCTTTATCAGCATTGTCTACATCGAACCCAGAAATATCTGCTGTAATTGTGATATTCTCTCCGGATACGGTAAAATCTGTGTCCTTCACTAAGTGTTTAACTGAACCGATAGTGCCGTTTGGCCCCTCAGTCCTAATGAGGTCTACAATAACTGTGTCCTCAATATAATCTGTATGTGAAGAAAATGCACTTCCAGAAACTACGAGCTCACTTCCATCATACGATGTCGTATATATAGAACTATTCTCATTATCGTCTCTCTCAGGATCTTGCCAGTAATAGCCGGGGCCTACAACACAAGATTCTAAGGTAGGATCCGGTAATGGGAAACTAGCTGTCTTCTGGACCTGTCTTACTGTAGCAGCAGGTTTTGTATATGCCATTTTTTATCTCCTTATTTTTATTTTATTTCATTTTGTTTCTTGCGCTGCGTTGCTTTCGCACCTCGAGATAGCGCTACGGCTAGCCCTACCGGGGCCGACACGGTAAACAAGGCTGTATCAACAGCTGCTTCTTGCAGTCGTTTTGACTGCGGTTTGTTTTTATTGCTAAGAGCATAAGAAGCTGCACCAATACTGGCCCCACTTCCTCCTAACGCTATCGAAACGGGCGTCAGTCCTTTACGTTTTCTAACGATAACTGAGTCCCGGTTTGTGGTGCTAACCACTTTACGATCTTTTAGAAATTTGGACTTTGTCTTTAAATAAGACTCACCATTTTTCTTGTACACTACTGGATTGAAAACCTCTTTATGTAAATCTCCTTTAAGCTGTTCTTTGGTTAATTTACCGAAGTTTTTTCCAACCTGTGTAGTACCTCCGATCATGCCTTTCCCTTTAACGTCTTTTGTGACTTTTAAAAGAGCGTCCGCTGTATTTCCTAGAGAAGTTCTAACTGCTGTACCTGCAGAGGTATCATGCTGCATCTTTGGTATTTTAATATTCTTTGGTATGTCTTTCGACACATTCTTGACAGGGTCTTTGAACCGTGCCATATATTTTCCGGCATCCCTGTAATCGACTTTTGATTTTTCTCAAACAGTACTACCGTACTCTTTCATATTTTTTAAGATAGGTGACTTCGATTTAACCGCGTGGTTAAAAGCCTTTCCTGGGCTTTTTGCGCCCCTTATATAATTTAGAGATTTAAATAATCCCTTTACTTTACTCATTTAATTTTCGTTAATTATTTCTGTTCCAGTATTGTCTGCTGTAAATCTTTCAAAAAGATTATAATATCCATATATTTTTCCATTATCCGGGACTGTATATAATCTATTACTTCCGGTGACAGTAATCAAGTTTATATCGCTTTTTTCTTCCAGTGTTACGGCGTCTATGTAGTCTATGGTCAGATTTAGTTGACTACCTGGGTCATTTACCAATTCGATTTGGACACCACTTGGAGTAACATGGAAATCTATTCCTTCATACAACTCATCCTCTCCGTTGTAGACTCTACAGTTATACATACGTTCTCCTAACCTCACTGTTTCTTGTCTTTCCACATTAAAAGAGATGTCTACGTTTGCTACTTCTATACCGCCCGCTGATAATTTTAAAGTTTGTTCTCTTCCCAAGGTTAGGCCGTTCATGGTATGTATACCTTTGTCTTGTTCCTTAAACCACTCTCTATGCGCCCACAGCTGTATAAAAATATCATTTGCTATTTCATCAGCAATGTAGTGCCTTTTTGCCATGACTCTTAGATTTATATTAGATCCCCAGGTTTGGGTCAATTTGTAGTTATTTTGTCTGGAGCCGCCGGATTTAGAATAAAATCTCCTCTCTAGTCCTGAGTCTCTGGAATCATTGTTTGGTAATGCCTCGGATCGATACCTACCAGTTAGCCCTATAGGGCCACGATCTATTATTACCGTTGGTCTCATAGCTGCGATCCCTAATTCAGTTGCATACTTATCGGCTACAATAATCTTTGTGTTTTTAGGATTAATGTCCCATTTGTATTTCGTGTGTCCACTAAAATAAGTTTGTATAAAAGATAAAAATACTTTTTTAATCCTCAACGACGGTGTAATCACGTGCTACTTCTGCTCCTTCTTTTTTAATCTTATCTTCTGCTTTTTCTTGTTCTACTTCAAGAGCTATTTGTGACAATAAATCTTTGTCCCTTACCTCATTTCTCTCTCTTTCTACTTTTTTAATCATTACCTATAATCCTCGATTGAGTATTCATAAATTTCATCGTCTATGTGTATGACACTTAATTGTGCTTGCTGTTCTATGACTACTCCTAATAGTTCCAGGGTTCTTACTCTTTGTATAAAAAATCTTTTATCTGTTTTTGCGTCAACTACAACATCACCTGCTTCTAGTGGGGGACGGTTCAAAGTAGTAAACATGACATCACTAGGATAAAATTCTCCTCATAACCCTATGTCTTTTACCTGGGCTGCTGGGGTTACCATTCCTCTAACTTTTTGCGGTTTAAAATACCCCTCTCTTCAACCGGTTCCCCAACAGTTACAATCTGAACATACGTCTGTAGTCTGTTTAAATAATACTGGGTCCCAGGAAACCTCGCAACGAGTTCCCCATGTCCTTCTTTTTAAAAGGAAAAAATCTCTACCGCTCTTTTTTCTAAGAACCAGATCTTTCTGCCTTCATATTTTTAACCACTTTAAATTAGGTCTTTCGTTATTAAGGTAGTAATAATCTGTTATGGAGTTTTCCTGGGTATCAGTGTTTTCTATCTTTAGTTTGTAGTACCACTGTCTTGTCCCGTGTGCTAATCCGCTGGGAGTAAAGTCTTCGTAGACATATGTGTTTGCAGATATGCCGGAATCTATAAGGTTATATTCGGATAAGTTGTTTGAAGGGGCCTGTGAGACATAAATAGATACTTCATAATCATTTAAGTCTTCCACAGTATCTTTAAAGGCTCACTCTAGGTCTAGTGAGTTTGGCTTGTTTCTAAATACGGAGAGTTTTTCTAAAGCTATCATAAGGATTAACTAAGGCTATCACTGTATTCGCTATAAGCCCCACCATATCCTCCATCAATATTTTTGGCTCTTTTAAAGGCTTGAGCGGCTCTCATAAAACGGGAAATAAGCATATTAAAAAACACGGTGTATCTACCATACTTATCTTGGTCTTTTACAGTTATTCCACCAGAGTCATTGTATGATAAAACATTCCTTGCGCTTAGTATCCCTTTGGATATTAAAACATTTAGAAAAGCTCCGTCCCTTAAAATAGTTCACGGGATTTCTGATATTTTTTGAAAATGTAAAGAGGTAGGCTCAATTTCGTAGTTCATCTGTTCAAACACATCTTGCAATGCATAATAAAGTTCAATATCTGTATTTTCTTGGGCCTCTGTAAGATCATTCAATTGTTCGGTATCCCCTAGAAACTTTCTTAATCTATCAACCCTGCCCTGCATATCTGCGGGTACTGAGGAGGCACTTAATTCGGCGTTCGTTAACATAATGTATTGGTTTTTTATTTAATATACTCTATATCTTTAGATTAGTCAACTCTGTATAGAGTCCAAAACCTTCAGTAAGGATAGTTTGTGGACGTAACTTCTGTTTTAAATAAATTTCAGCCGTATCAGGGTTAAAAAGATATCCATGTTCCCAATCTGAAATAAGTAAAAATTCGATCAGTAGATCCTTGTTAGAGTATTGGTTGTGAAGTGCTTGCTTTATCTCTTCGAATCTTCTAAATCTGTAGGGTGATGTTGCTGCATATATCTGTTCCATTTTTTGATGATTACAAATGTAAAGAATAACATCTAATGCGTTATTTCCATATAGATCAAACTCGTCTAAGAATAAAAAATGGGGTCTCTTACTTGTTAGTTTTCTATCTAGTTGTGGCTCTGGATAGTTTATATCAGATATCTGTATGTAAGTGAATTTATTACGAAGGGGTATGAGGTCAGGGTTGTTTGCCAAGAACTCTTTGTCTCTTTGAATTGATATAAACACAAATTTATCTGGGCTTTTCCCGGGATTATGTGCTAAGGACTCTAAAAGTTTGGAAACTAGTAGCTTGGTTTTTCCTGAATCTCTGTTACCTAGGTACAAATTTAAAATATCTGTCATGTACCAAAGATAAATAAAAAAAGGCAGACTCGCAATGAGACTGCCTTTAAATATCTACTAGTTAGTAGGATTAACTTAAAGTTAAGCTAGCTACTGACTTAGTGTTTGCGATAATCATACCGACTGACTCGTAAGCCGACCAGCTGATTATGTTTCTTTTCTTGTCGATGTCGAATTTAGTATCATTCATGATACAGAACTCACCCATGAATTCCGGTGAAGTGAACGCATAGATTTTGTTATTTAACAAGTCTGTCTTGTTAGATACAATAATCTTACGTCCGAACAGTGTAGGGTACTTGTACCCGTTTACTGCAATCTCGCCTTTCATACCACCGTCACCAAAGGTTCCGTTAGTATTGTTGTCGATGATTAATCGGTTGAACATGAGTTGATCCATTAGCAAGTACTCAGCACGTAGCTGGTTTGCTTCAATCTTTGCGAAAAGATTACGGATCTCTGTTTCTGGAATGGCTTCCGAGTTATAACTAGCATTAACGTTATTACCTTCTACAGTAATCGCTGCGTCAACGTGCTTTAAGAAAGCAACGTCCTCTTGTTTCTGGATGTCCAGAACAGAGTTACGCTCAATTACCTGGGTAATAGGCATTCTGTAAGCAAGAAGTTCTTGCTCTGCTTTTTGGAATAGTTCGGAACTGATTTCGTGAAATTTCAGCTCTACTCTTTTTCCTTCTACGTAGTTAGTTGTTGGCTCACCACGGAAGTTAATGAACATTGCCTTAGACTCTGGTTCTAATTCAATGATTTTAACTAGGCCGTCATGGTTTACAGAAACCTGTAAATCTGCCTTAGTAACGTATTGAGGTGGTAAAATCTTTCTTGCGAAAGAAACCTCACGTAGTTTTTCACGGACAAATGCTGCAGATTCTGCTGCAACCTTTTCCTTTCCTTCTGGTGAATCTAAATTGTGAACGAATAAATCGTTAAATTGTCGTGCGTTGTGTGTATCCATTTTTCCTTATTTTAACCTCCTATTATAGCGTTACGAATTCAATTACAGTACTATCTGCTTGTAAGTGACGCTCTGTATGAGGCGCTTTGGTGCACACGGCTACCGCGGTGTTGTCACCTTTTGTTGCTGTTTTCAGCTTTCCGTCGGCATCCACTTCTAGTGGGTCACCTGCGGAAGGTGTTCCGGTGTATTGGTCTGTTGTAGCGCGGTATTTTCCAACTAACACAGTAAGTCTGCGTGAGCCAGGGATCGCTGTTACATCTGGAGACCATCCGGCTGTTCCATCTCTATTTGACTCAGTGAAAACCTGCATTGCATGAATATCACCCGCCGTTGGAAGCGCTAGTAAGTCGCCTTCTTTAACAACCCAAGTACCTGTTACGGCAACGCCTGAAGCTACTAGGTTATCTGGAGCTTCCACATCGAAACGATTTATCTTATTTAAATCGGTTTTTAAACGAAGCATTTATTTATTTCTCCTTATTTTATTTAATTTTAGTAATCTTCTAAAAGGCTATGAAAAAATTTATCTTCCGCTGTTGCAGGGGTAGCAAGTTCATCACTTAGCTCTCCTAGCGAGCTGCCTAATTTCATGGAGTTAGACCCCATTAACTCAGCAGCCTTTTCGAAAGTTTTTAATTCATCAGCCGATTTGTCTGAAAATTCATTAAACTTGTCTTCAAACTCTTCCACCGGGAATTGTCCCAGCTTTAAAAGCCTCAGCGCCAGACCTGCAGATGACTTAAGATGAGCAACTTTTTCTTGTAAACCAGAAACCTGGTTTTCAAGTTCATCGCGTTCATTGCTTAAAGTCTCTAAGGCATTTGCTGCTTTTTTAAATAGTTCTTTTGACATAGCTTAATTAGTTGTTAGTTAGCGCTGTCCTCTTCCAAGGCTGCTTTAAAACCGGCATACATAACTTGGCCAGCTTCATATAATTCAGCTACTTTTTCTCTTTCAATAGCTTCCTCGATTTCGGCTTCGATCTTAGCTTCCGCTAATTTCATTACCTCATCTTCGGTATAATTTCCCGCTCCTTTCTCTTCTGCTAGTTGGCCTTCGGCCCACTCTGCATACTTCTGAAGCTCTTCAACCTGATCGTCAACTTCTTCTTGACTTTCAGTAGAAGCACTTTTTTCTACTTCTTCAGCAGCGGCTTCTTTTTGCATATTCTGGAATGTTTCCCAAATACTCATATTATTTAGTTCTCCTCTTTATCATTAAAGATTTTATTGTGAAATTTTGTTAAGAATTCCGGTGAGACTACAGAAGCTTTTTTAGTTCTTTCGTCATAGCCATCATGGCCTACGGAATTTTGATTTTTAGCCTCTGCGGCTACAGTCACAGGAGATTCCTGTGGTAAAGAAACACTCGAAATGGTTGGAACAACCATATCCATATTAGAAGCAGGCATGATGCCTAGAGCAACAAGCTCTGAGTATAAACTGTATGCTGCAACTTTTCCGAAGTCTGCTGCCATTTTGGCCCAGGTTTCTTCGTCAATCATTGAAGCCGTATTTTTTTCTTCAGCTGTTTTTTCAGATGTTACTTCTTCCTCAGTTTCTTTAGTACTTTCTTCTGCTTCTGCTTCTTTAGTAGTTTCTTCTTCAGAAGAATCTTCGCCTTCTACTTCTGCGTCAGCAGAAGCTTCTTTGCTAGTTTCTTCTTCAGTAGAATCTTCTTCGGTTGCAGAGGCCTCTTTAGTAGTCTCTTCTTTGTCAACGATGTTCTTTACAAAAGTATCTTCGGCTGTTTTTTCAGCTTCAGTTAGTTCGTCAAGAAGATTTTTTACATTTAGTCCCATTATACCTCCTTAGGAAGTTGTTATTTCTTTAAAAATTAAATTGATTGTTTCCGGTTGAAGCCCGGCTGTTTTCTTTTTACCAAAAAAGCCGGACGGCTCTAGTGGATTCTTTTTCTTTACGCTTGATGTGACTTTACCTACTGATTTGCCCATCCCTTTAAACATTAGTCCTGCTCCTGTTGAAGCTGTAAGACCTGCAATGAGGGGGTGTTTTCTAATGAAATCTTCAGTATTAGATAAGCCATATCCTTTTCGTGCTTTAAGTTCGTTTTTGGCTGATGCGTAATATGTCAAAGGAACTCCTACTAACATTGACCCCATCATAGGTCCAATTTTAGCAGCTTGTTTATTTAGCGGCTGATCTTCCAAAATACGTTCTTGCATTTTTGTTACTCCAACCGCTAACCCTGCTCCTATACCAGGAGCAATTCAAGGGTGTTTACTAACCATTTTCATGAATTCTGAAGAATTAGCAGACTTACCGAACAATCTGGCATAACCTGCATATAAGGCTCCAAGAGTTGTAAAGGCAGCAACTGGATTGTGTACTCCACTTGATGCCGGTTCTGGTTCTTCGTCCATTAAAAGCTTTTTAATAAAAGATCTTTCGACCTCTTTGTTATTTGGCATAATGGAAACCAGAGGATCGCTCAAAGATGCGCTCTTCTCTAAAATTCTATTAATAATAAATGGTTTTGTCAAGGAATATCTTGAAATATTCCCAAGTATTTCGTTTGCGACCTTCTCGTTCATGTAATTTATACCTACATCATCGATTTCTTCAGCCGTATCCTTTATTGTAAAATATTGTCCTTGCTTTTCTAACTGATCGGCTAATTGTTTTTCTCCGATGCAGTATAAAGCTAATTTTTGAAAATCTTCTTTGTGTGGTAGAATACGTAGTCCCATAAAAGTACTAAGTACTTCATTTAAAGGGTACTGGGAAAGTTTCTCTATCTCTTCTTGTTCAAGGCGGGGTGTGGTGTTTTTTATAAGTGCAGAGGGGTCTTCTTCTATATTCTCCATCTGTGCGGGAAGATTTTTTGTTATTTCTCCTCCTTTACTAAAAGCCGACATCTTATTTCCTTCTTCTCATGACGCTGCTTTATTCATACCTATGTCCGAGATAGCCTCTTTAGTTTCTAATGTATCTGAGGCCAATTTAAGTTGATTACCTTCTGGATCAAATGTTGCCATAAATGCTGCAACCGGGTCTGCTGGAATAACTACTATAGAAAGATCAAAAAATCTTGGTCGGGTATTTATAGCACAAACTCTCCTACCGTCCGGCAGGATCTGGCCCATCTGGGTCAATAAGTATTCACTGTAATCTGATCTAGTTTTAGCCTTCTTGCCAGTGATGGAGCAAACATCAAAAGGAACTTTACACCCCATAGATACTTTAGGTAGCATACCGTTGCTAATACCTTTTCTTATATTAACTACGTCTGGATGAGCCTTCTCTAGTCTTACAACAACTTCCACTCTTTTCATTCGCGGGTTGTAGTGTGAAAAAAGGACTTTACCCATAGATTTTTTAGGGTCTTTGTTTACATGGTTCTTGTAAACGTGCCCATACTGTTCAAAAGTTTTATGATATTTTTTGAGAGCATCTTCAGGAAAGAAATCACCGTTACGATTAGGTCCATAATATTCCCCTGCTGTAAGAGCGTTAACAAGAGCATAAAGATAGCCTCGTTCTCTCTTTAGTTTAGATAAAAATTCCGTAATCGGACCATCATAGGATGCCGTCTTTTCCATAACTTCACCCTCCTCAACAATACTGAAGATAGGGTAGTCATAGTCGCCTGAAATGTATTCAGCTCTTTTTTCTATCATATTACATGAACAGGGTTGAACCGGCTAGTAATCCTGCAATACCGGGATCTTTTGTTTCTCTATTGTTTTGAGCGTCTCCCTCAATCTTGTTAAGAGTAGAGTATGTGTCAAGTGGTGGTCCTCCAAAGGAGTCAACACTTTTAGCTTGGATATTCTGTGATATAAAGGATCCAGCAGCTACTGGGTCCTTGGCTAAGTGAGGTGCATTGTGGTAAAGTGTGTCCCATAAACGTGCAACTTCTTCAGGTGACTCATTTAATAGTCGTGGATTAGATTCCATCATTTTTTTGTAGTACGATGGCTTCATCATTTTTGAACCTAGTCTTTCGCCAGCTTCTATTAATTTTTTAACAAATTGGTTTATTAGTAAGGCAGCTCCTAAAACACCTACAACCTTCATAGCGTTTTCATACCCCGCAAAATCCATTTTGCGTGCTTTGTCTCCCGCCAATTGTAATGTTTTGACATTAGCGTGCTTATTGATATAAGCTTTGGCTGCTGCCCTTTTGATCATCTCTTGTCGTTTACTCATTTTAAATATCTTTCCTCTTAGCGTTTTTTTGTATTAAGTTGTTGAGCTTTTCCCCATCTAGTTCGGTATACTGTGCTAATTTTTCTTTACCTGCTAAAAACTCCATGATGTCGGTTAGGCCTGTTGAGGTCAACCCTACTTTAGCCCGTCTACCTACCTTCTCTATCGGATCGTCGCTTTCTTCTAAAGTATCTAAAGCAGCTTGTAAGTCACCTGCCACTTTTAAAAGACTGCTTATTTCCCGATTAGCTTTCTTGGCTTGCAGAAATAATTCATTTTCCGGGTTTATCCTTTTACCTGCTAGCTTACTAAAATCTTTTTCTTCTAAAGTGATGCCATCTTTTTTCAAGTCTCTTTGTAGGCTATCTATAATATAGTCTCCAAATTCCCCAGCCTGTTTGATGAGATAAGTTAAGGACTCGGTGGACACGCCTGACAGGGCCGCTTGCTTTACTTCGGAGTACATTGGGGGTAAGGTATTGTTCACTCGAATGCCTCCCTCTAAGCAGCGATTTGAGAGTAAGTCTACAGATTCTCTTCGAGTCTGTGCTTCTTTAAACATTTTAGCGTAATCTGCGCGCTTCTCAATAGGTTCTCGTTCTCCAAAAAACTCTTCCAACTTAGCTGTTTTATAAAAAGACTTTTGGGGCGGTTTCTCGTAATCTGAGATTAGAGTTCCTCGCTTTTCTGAGGTATTTGCCACTTTTTCAGGATCGGCTACATTGAATTCAATGTAACTATCCTCCCCGGAAGCCTGTTTAATGAGACCTAGGTGGGTTTTAACGTTTGCAATTTCTGCTACTCTTGAGATTTGGTTTGGATTTAGCCCATAAGTTGAAGCAACTTTATCAAGCCCTTCAGTTAGATCCTTACCATTAGTCAGGTAATCCTGAGCTATTTTTTCTCCGATTTCTTTTAATTCGTTTGACTGCATCATGTCTTAATATATTCCTCAGTATTATTACTGTCAAGTTTTATTGTAATAAATGTCCTACGCCCATGTGCATTGCCGCTGTAACTACAGCAAAGATTGAAGAGTGCACAAAGTCATCTGGACCTATGTTTACAAATTTTTGTTTGTTTTTCTTTTCATCGTACTCTATAACGATATTTTGCAAGTCTTTTGCAAAAGGTTCGGTATCTTCCCATTGTGGTAAAAGAATTTTTCCTGTCTTTAGTAGATGGAAAAATCGAGTCATGATATAATTTCTGTTAAGTGTATAAGCCGGCATTTTAGGATTATACCTAATAACCTCTTTTTGTGGATCTAAATGCTGGAACTGTAAAACCTTTTCTATTCCCAGTCTAGATTTAAAGACTGAGTTAGGTGCTTCACCCATCCCATAATCTGCTGCTAAAAAAGCGCAATTTCATTTCTTCATAAGTCTTGGAACTTCCTCATGTATAAAGGAATATTCTGCTTCCTTACCTAAAAATTTCTTAGCGTAAACAATTTGTATCTTTCCTTCTCTTTCTTGTGCAATAGTAATTACTGTGTGGGAGTTTTCTGAGTTTACGGGGCCATAATCAATTCCCATTATACTCTGTCTACCTTTAGATTGTTTATCAGGCTCTCCAGTCATCTCAAAGTTAGGGTTGCAAGCGTCTACAATTTGCTGTGTAGTAATCGGTATAGATCCTGCGTCATACTCTAGTCCTAGGGTCTCATTATAGAAGAGGGCCTTAGAAACGTTTTCCATTTCATAAATTACATCTTTATCTCAGTTTACCCAAGGAGAGTGCGCAAAGTGAAGCAGGCACACTCGATACCCCTCCATATCGGGCATCTTGTTTTTATTGGTGAATGTAGATACCCATTCTCCTTGAAGCTGTCGGAGATCCATAGGTGTTCCACATTTTTCACATATTAAAGCTGTCCTTCCAATATTCTCAGGACCTAAGATATTCCAATGATTACAAGCATCACATTTTATAATGTATTCGTATTGAGTACTCTTAAATCAAAGATCGGCTAGAGTACCCTTTGTTCTTTTTGGGGTTCCGGCATAGATGGTGTTCTTAATTTCAGAACGTGCCATTGTTTTTCTAATAACTGTGATAACGTCTTTAAGTAAATCCTGGGTCTCATCGAAAAGATTTATGTCAGCAGATATCCCTCGAACACGATCGGCATTTAGAAGAGCATATCTCATATTGATCACTGACCCGTTTGCAAATTCTTTCTTTAGAACCCTTTGTACTCTGTTAGGGTCTAAGAAATTTTGCTGTATAATAGGTGAGGTATCAATTACCGGTTGGATCTTATCACGTGAAAATTCCTCTGTCTGATCTTTGGCCGGAGATACATAAAGTTGTCTAAGGTAAGGTCTCATCAAGGCCCGGGTAAGAAGCATGTTGGCCAAAGTAGTTGACTTGGCAGTCTGACGAGAAAACTTCATAACAATATCCTTGGCAGGGGTGTTATAAATCCTGCGCATATGTGGATAATCGTCCAATGAAAACTGTTCTCCACTGAGCATGAAAAAGTTCTCAGCGAAGTCGGACATTGTAAGTGATACTACTTTCTTTTTAGACATAAAACAAAGGGGGCTTAGTGCCCCCGATTAGTTATAAATTTTCTCTTTGTAGTCTTTTTGCTTTTTTCAATCTTTCTCGGCGGGCTTCAGAAGGTTTGGTATAAAATTGGTTATCTTTATACTCGTCTAAAATTCCTGCTCTCTGTACTTTATTTTTAAAAATACTTAATGCTTTTTCTAAATTATGGGGACCGTGTACTTCTACGGAAACTCTATTAACGCTCATTTAATGTTCTTCAATCTTTTGTTTCTTTTAATTCTGTGAATAGGTTACCAAAGGGTCCGTGTTCAATAAACTTGAATACTATGTTTTGCTCTGATTCTCTACCTATCCCTCAGCCTGTAGAATAAGAAAATTTACGGCCTTTGTCAATGTTTGAAACAAACTCGTATAAGTCTTTGTACCCCTCAGATACTTCCCTCTTCTTTCTCTGAATCGATTCATAGGTTATTAAATCTCCGGGAGATTTGCGTGCTCTTCTTAGGGCTTCTAAATCTTTTTTATCATTCTCTAACTCAACGGCCATTCTCTCAAACTGCCTTGCTACTGACCGAGCTACAACGAGCTCTGCCCAGTACTCATCGTTAGGATCTCTTATTTCATTATAATTCCCTGGGTCTCTAATCCATCTGTCTGATACAATAGAATAAACACCAAAATCGGTATCGCTCATACTTTCTTCTGAATCTTTATTCCAAGGTGTTAGAAAGAAGTTTATGACGTGATTCGTTCCCGGTATTCTTTTATTATTAATCTTTTTTGTGGCCTTTGTCTTTTCTTTGCTCGGATCAAAGGGATCCACCAAAACCATAATGTCTACATCAGAGTTACCCGTCCACTTGAATCCAGTAATTGATCCCAGAACATACAGATCTTTAATATGGTCTAAGGGTACCACTTTTTTAATCTGATCTATTACGATGCGTTTTACACTCTTTTTCATTTTTTTATCAGAGTCTCATACGCCGGGAGCTAGTTGATCTTGTACGGGGTCTAGTATTCCCGCTAGTTTACTTCAGATCAGAGATGTGTTTTGGTCTTTCATCTTCCTCTTCTATATCTGCTATTGTTTTAATTTTGAATTCAAAGTTCTGTATAAATTTGTTTCCACGTTCTGCTTTGTCCTTCTCGTGATCTTGTATTCGATCATGGTATCTTAGTAGAAGTGTTGCCCATTTTTGAGCTAGCTCTGGTCTTATTTTACTGTCTTCTTTAAACTTAAAATAAGAATCATTCACTACATCTTTTAGCATGATCCCGAAATCTTTTTCAGGGGTTGCTCCTAACTTCCACATAAGGTAAGGCTTGTCTCCTTTTAGAGCTATTTTATAAAATTTTGATAACTGTGTATTTTCTATGGTCCTTACATAGTCTTGTCGCTCTTTTAATGTCCAGTCTTCCATATCGAAAAAATACTTTATGAAGATATTTATATCTTCTACGCCATATTGCCTATTAAAGTCTGCCGATTCTAAAAGATCTATATCTTCTTTGTCTATTCCAGCAACGCACATAGAGGTTACTAGCCTAAACATTAAGGGATCATTTATAAGGTCAAACGCATTTTTTACAGGATGCATTTTTTCCGGGGTATTGGTATGTGTTAGGTGGGCATACATGTCTAATACTCCTAAGTCCCTAATCCAGTCTATGTTAACTGGTTCAGTTCCCTTAAAGTAGTCCGGCATTTCGTCCCGTAAAGTATTCATAACAATAGCTATGGCCTTTTTATTGTACTCGAGTCCATACTTCTCCAACTCTTCTTGAATTCGATCAAGAGTAAATTTGGAGACAACTAAAGCTTCTATGAATTTAAGGTGTGGTATTTTCATTTTTTATGTTGCTATGGATATAAACAGTCTTAGAGTTTCCTGGTTAGGTACTGAAGAGAATTCCCCTATTTGTATGGGTGGTTCCCCATCTACATATAATGTCATCATCCCGTCCTCTTCTCCTATCATTTGTTCGGCGTCTAATCCAAACACATATTCAATGAGGTCTTGTGTCTCATTTGCAACTTTATTATAATAGGAGGTTCCGGAATGTTCAATTAGGATCTTATTCACTATCTCTTACGTAAGTATTATTTGTGTAGCTGGGTGCATTTGCTCTTGCAATTTCTAAGGCCTTTTGATGTTCCCTTTGCTTAATTCTCGCATTTCTAACCTTTGGATAGTGTCTAGCTAGATCTCTAATCATCTTCTCTTTAATGTTGTTCTCAGCGATTGCTGGTCCAATTCCTAAAGTAAGTGGTCCCATCCATTTTCTATTTCTAAGAGAAAAGTGTTTTTTACTCTCGTCCTGGATTTTATCCCGGGCCATCGCCTCTAGCTTATCATCAAAATAAATGCCTAAAGAATCTTCAATATCTTCTACTCCTAGTGAGGCTTTTTTAAGTATTTTATAAGCTGCCTTTTTGTGTTTTCCTTCTACTTTACCTACCTCATAAGCACCTACGCCCAAAGCGGTCGTTTGTACTGCTTTGTTTTTAGATAGGTCTCGGGCTTTTACAGCTCCTCGCATAACATCCATTTTAGAGGGTGCTTTATCCATTAAGTAGTTCTTTGTCTTTTCCGTTGCCTTTAGCATATCGCGCTTTGTTGGGGTATTTTTTGGAACAATACTTTTAATACGGCTCATTAACCCTCTTAAAAAGTTAGCGTCCTTGTGCATTTCTCCTAAAAATCCGTCTAATTCGTTCATTTTAATTTATCCTTAATTTGTTATTTGAGGGGTTCATGTTTCTCAGAGTAGGTATATTTTTAAAACCCGAGTTTAATTCTACAGCTTTTTCTAAACTTGTTGTAGTAGCTTGTGGCTTTGAGGAAAGAGCTCCTATAGTTGTTACATTTCCTCCTAAATAAGATTTACTCTTTCAACCGGATTTTGAACTGGCTCCGATCATGCCTCTTACAAAATTAGGGATCCTTTTCGCTGCTGCTGATCAAAACCCCTCTTTCTTTAATTCTTTATGATGTAACTTGTATTTTCGTGATCCAAAAGCCCCTGGACGGTTTAAAACTGTTTTTCTTATATGATCCATAGCTTTTTCTGTCGGCATTGGGTCAGCCTCTCTAAATTCATTTTCGGTATCAGTGTGAGAAAGTTGTGTCATTTGCCCGGGGTTCATATTTTTGTGTTCTTTCATACTTCCCCCATTTTTTTCTAACTTATCAGCTACTGCCGTAAATACTGGGTATCCAATTGCGCCTGCTGCTATACTTTTTACAAGTCTGGGTGTAACTCCACTATAAAGACCCTTCAATCCTTTTACTTTTTGCGTCTTTATTTTAGACGTTATCTTTTTTAGCT